GTATCATGGTCCGACGTGTACAGCATTCAGCTGTACCGAAACACCAATTATTGATGGCAAATGTAAGGGGCACGGCAATGGCTGATTATCCATGCGATGAAACAATGAGAGCAGTTTATGAAGAGGTGCTTAGGGCAAGAACGCTGTACCCAGACAACAAGCACCTGACCGTTGCATTAATGGAAGAGGTTGGTGAACTCGCCCAGGTACAACTGGACGACGATGGCAGGGATCGCGCCATCGAAGAAGCCAAACAAGTTGCATGCTTAGCAATTCGCATCATGGAAGAGGGTGACGCTGACTTCGCATTCCAAGGCCCAGATTCAGTCTGCCCTATGTGTTGCGCTGCCGACATCATCCAATCGCAGGCATTTTGTGTTAGTTGTGGAGCGAATTTGACAGTGGACCGTTATCCTGACGATGATATTCCATTCTGATGCCTTGGGCTTATGGATATTGCGCTGACCCGCTGCGAACTATCAGAGCGGTTGGTCCAATTTTAATGATACGAAACAACGTAGCAATTTGTAGAGGAGAGGCAATGGAGCCAGAGGATGAACCCAAACGATACGGCGTGGCTGATACCACCGACATTGCTGTCGCCTTATACAGTGAAGCAAATCAAGAAAATTGTGATGGGCCTGAATACGATTTGATGCAGGCCGCAGCCCACTATATTCGCAAGTTGGAGAAACGCCCTGAAACGGTTTGTTGTAAAGGGTGCCCGGATTGCGTGGGCATCGGTGTGCGCGAGCAGCTCAAAGGTGACATGCTCGAAATCAAGGAATTGAAAGAAGAGATTGAACGTCTCAAGGAGAAAGACAATGCAAGCAGCTAGTCCACCCGACCTGCCAGTTGAGCCAAAGCCAGACAAAAAGAAAAAGGTAGCATCCACGCGCAGCATCCAGATGAAGACTTACGCCACAGCCTTGGTCTGCCCCTGCGGCACCGTTATGAATTACACCAATACGGATGCTATGTCTGGAAATCACTTGTACGATTGTTCGGAATGCGATCACACCGAGATACGTGAGAGAAAGTACCCGGCAATAGATTACCAACCGGTCAATCCGGGTGGAAACAGAAATCAACGGCGATCCAAAAACAAAAACAAGAACAAAAACAAAGGGAAAAGCAAATGACTGTGGCGTTGCAATCTATCGACGAGGCAATTGAAGACACCGGCATCAAGATTCTAGTCCACGGTCCAGCAGGATCGGGCAAGACGGTCTTATCAACTACGACCGGGGCAAGGACACTAATCATTAGCGCAGAATCAGGATTGCTTTCTTTGAAACACGCACCCAAGGAGATCAAACGCCGAATCAAAGTGGTCCAGATTGACACGATGCAAGACATGGGCGAGGTCTTCAAATTGCTTGATGTCAAAGAGCGCGTGTTTGATTGGATTGTGCTAGATTCAATCTCTGAAATTGCCGAAGTCATCCTGGCAACTGAGAAGAAAAACACAAAAGACCCAAGACAAGCCTATGGAATTCTGGCTGATCTAATGATGGGCTTCATTCGGGCGTTCCGTGACTTGGAAGGTTACAACGTCCTCATGACTGCGAAGCAAGATCGCAGTCAAGATGAAGCTGGTAGGACAAGGTATGGGCCAATGTTCCCAGGACGACAATTGCCCCAGCAAATGCCCTACCTTTTTGACGAGGTCTTTGCGCTGCGTGTTGAGAAAAACGAAGCAGGTGAAGAATATCGCACTTTGCAAACTGGATTGGACGTTCAGTACGAGGCAAAAGATCGCAGTGGGCGGTTGGACATGTTCGAAGGTGCGGACATCGAGACCATTGCCGCCAAAATCAACGGTACATTCAAAACTAAGGAGGAGAAATTAGCAGAACAAAAAGAAAACGATGCAAAACAAAACGATGAAACAAATGATGGACCAAAGCCTGACGACACTCAGGTGTCTCAGGAAACTATGACAGTAAAAACAAAGGAGCCATAACATGGCAGAGTTACCAAGCGCGTTTAACAGCGACGATCATGAAGAATTAGCTGGTTTTGATGCAATCCCAGCTGGTGATTATATCGCTGAAGTCATCGCATCTGAAATGAAGGATACAAAAGCTCAAACTGGCAAGTATTTGCAGCTTACCTTCAAAATCTTGGAAGGTGATTTTGTAAATCGCCAACTTTGGACGCGCCTCAATTTGGTCAACCCCAATGAAAAGGCAGTCGAAATCGCTCAGCGTCATTTGGCCACGCTCTGTAAGGCAATTGGCGTGGGTGCGTTGAAGGATTCCGAGGAAGTGCACGGAAAGCCGATGACTATCAAGGTAGTAGTCAAAGCGGCAACCGCGCAGTACCAAGAATCCAACGAGATCAAAGGATATGCTGCCCTTGAAGGGCCAGCACCAGCCAAAACTGAAGGTGGTGGAACGTCCCCAACTCCAGATTCGGGTGGCACCAAGCAACAACCTTGGGATAAGAAATAATCCAAAGGTGAATTGAAGCAACATTGCATACAAATAGGCAGCCATTTCGGTGGCTGCCTATTTCAAGGAGATTTTTCAGTGGTACTAATTCCGACAAACACGCAAACTACGCAATTCCAACTCGACGCTTTGATCGAGAACAACGAACAACGTCCATACCTTGGAATGTCTGCAATCGGAGACCCCTGTGAGAGAAAGCTATGGTACAACTGGCGCTGGTGCTCGCCGCCTCAGTTGATTACTGGTAGGGTACAGCGAATTTTTGACACCGGCCATCGCGCTGAAGCATTCATGGTAGCAGATTTGAACAAAATCGGCATTGAAACTTTCATGAACATCGATGGTATAAGCATACCAATGACGGGTCACAAGGACGAGAGGCAAGAAGAGATAGTTGGGATTGCCGGGCACGCAAAAGGGCACATCGATGGTAGGTGTCTTGGTGTAATCGAGGCACCCAGGACAGTACATTTACTGGAAATGAAAACTCACAACGAGAAATCGTTCAATGACGTCAAGAAGAAAGGCGTCAAAGCTTCAAAACCAGTTCACTACGCTCAGATGCAGCGGTACATGACAGGGTTGGGATTGGATCGCGCTTTGTATATGGCGTATAACAAGAATACCAGCGCATATTACATCGAGCGAGTCAAGCTTGACGAGTCATTCGCTCAAGATTTGATCCGCAAAGAAGAAATCATCATCATCAGCGAACATCCACCTGAGAAAAAGTTTGATAAGACTTGGTTCGAATGTAAGTGGTGTAACAATTTCGATATTTGCCACGGTGATTCCCCAGTTCAAAAAAGTTGCCGCACCTGCGAACACTCGGATTTGCAATCTGAAGGTCGATGGGTCTGTACTATCACCGAGGCAAACGAACCATTACCCACAGAGTTGCAAAGAGTCGGTTGTGGTCTTTGGGCTCTTGGGATTCACGACACCGAGGACGCTTGATTGGATTTGGATTCTGAAGAAGAAATAGTGATGCGATGGTACCAAGACGGTGCCGTTGACGCTTTGGAAGAAGACGTGCAAGATCCAAAGTGTCATCCTGTCGCCGTCATTCCAACTGGCGGTGGCAAGACGTTTGTCATCTGCGAATTTGTCAATCGTGTACTTACAAGAAATCCATACGGCAAAGTGTTAGTTTTATCACACGTCAAGAAAATTTTATCACAAGACTACAATGCGCTTGATAAATATTTTGGTGGATTTGGGATTGGGATGTATAGCGCCAGCTTTAAGTCAAGGGAAGTCAAACAAATTACAGTTGCCGGCATCCAATCAGTCCATCGCAAGGCAGCACTATTCAAAGATTACGACATCATTATCATTGACGAGTGCCATTTGGTAACAATTCGTGAAACTGGAATGTATAGGAAATTCCTTTCTCAAATTAAGGCCAACTATGTAGGCTTAACAGCAACCCACTTCAGATTGGGCCACGGATATATCCACCGGGGTGAAGGCGCGCTATTCAATAAGATTTCCTATGACTTGTCGTCCCCTGAAAACTATGCGCGCCTTGTGAGTGAGGGATTCCTGTGCCGCTTAGTCTCCAAAGGCACGCTGATGCGGATGGATACAACAAAGACAAAGATCCGCGCTGGAGATTTTGCGGTCAATGCCCTATCAGATCAGTTTGACCGTGAGGCAATTACAAAAGAGGCAGTCAAAGAGATTGTTCAGTTTGGTGAAAACTATAGAAAATGGCTGACGTTCGCCATCGACATTCCTCATGCCGAACATATCACACAGGAATTTAAAAATCTCGGTGTGAGTGCGGTCTGCGTCCACTCCAAAATGTCTGGTGACTTCGATGACGCGCTTGATGCTTTCGAGGCAGGCAAATATCGTGTTGGGGTTTCTGTTGACATGCTAACAACCGGTGTTGACATCCCCGCCATCGATTTGATCGCATTGTTGCGCCCCACGAAATCACCTGTAATTCACGTGCAAACGATTGGTCGTGGTGGGCGCCCATACACTTGCGACGAATACACAAAAGATCATACGCTTGTGCTGGATTTTGCCGGCAACACCGCAAGGCTTGGCCCGATTGATAACGTCCAGATCAAAGTCAAGGGTGACAAGATCGGACCTGGCGAACCAATTATGAAAGAGTGCCCGAGTTGCCAGGGGCTTTGGCACCCAACAGTAAAGGTTTGCGATTATTGCGGTCACGTTTTTCAGTTTAAGCAAAAGCTACAAACAAGCGCGGGCCACGAGGACATTACAACGCCGACAACGCCAACAACTGCGGAGTGGCACGACGTTCATAACATATCGTACAGCGTTCATAACAAAGCTGGCAAGCCGCCGATTCTCAAAGTGACGTATAAGATCGGTGAGAATGTACTAAGCCAAAGAATCATCCACGAGTGGATTTGCTACGATTATGAGGAAGGGTTTGCAAGGCGTAAGGCAAGGCATTGGGTACGGTACAGGATGCCTAATGGTAGTATGCTACCGCTTGATACTGCGGAGTTACACGCTCAGTCTAGCCACCTTAAAAAGCCTTGGCGGATCTTGGTAAACTTGAACGATAAATTTCCACAGATAAAGGATGCTAAGTTTTGAGACTAATACGAATTAGTAGTATACAATTAATCAAGTTTTGACATCAGCTAATACGAATTAGTAGTCGAGTTGTAATCAAGTTTTGAAAACAGCTAATACGAATTAGTAGTTTAGTCCAATTCAAGTTGAAAACTAATACGAATTAGTAGGTGAGGAGGAATCAAGTGGGGCTAATTATATACCTACATTCAATGGAGCCGTTTCCGGGCGTTTCTAGTGGGCTAAAACGACCTCTAGAATCAGCCCCTACGCGCAAATTCCGGGTAGGCCCTGGCGCTAGTACCACCAGAAGGGATCGTGCCTTTAGAGCCCCACAGGGGCCTTTAGAGCGTATTCTACGGCAAAAAGCTCCTTCTATTATAGGTACTTTTTGGGGTGCTAGGTGGGCGTCCAGGGGCCGTTTCCGGGGCCTAGGCCCTAAAACGCCGTCTAAGGGGTCTAGGATCGCGCCTAAGCTGTGATCTCTAAAGATAGGTATAGGGATACGGGAAAATCGTAAACGTCGCTTAGAAGCGATTGCAAGCTGTTAGGAGGGAAAAGCACAAAAACACAAAAGAGCTATAGCTTTAGGTCCAGAATTCGATACAGTATAGGCAAGTCAAAGGGGATAGGCCCCAAGGACTTCAAAACGAAAGAAAACTAGGAGTAACAAAATGACCGAAAGTACGGAAGAAACTTCCAACCCGGTAGTAACGAAAGAGCCAACCGCATTCGAGAAAGCGTCGGTAACAATCGCCGCCGCCCACTCGGAAGGCCAAAACGAAAACGAGATAGTAGTCGCCCTTATCCAGGGAGACGGTCTCAATTTCAAAATCGCCGGTAGCTTCATTACTCGGTGGCTCCAGGAAAACGGATTCGCACTTTCCGCGAAAGACCGTTACACGCTCGTCGAAGAAATTTTGGTAAACCACGAATTCGCACCGGAAGAATGGAGCGACGTAGTTTCCAAGGCCAATTTCCTCGTCGAAACAATCGGGGATACCAACCAGAAGCAAGCTCTCAACTCGATTCGCAAATTCGCGAAAGAGCACGAGATCGAACTTCCCAAGAAACAAAAAGGATCGGGACTCGGTACCACCGGATTCCGCGCCCAGAGTTTCGACTGGATGGTCGAAAATATCGACGCCACGGAAGCGGAACTTCTCGAATTCCTTACGGTCAACGAGAAGTCCGATAACCTCAAGAAACGGATGACGAGTATTTTCGTCCTCGGCAAAAGGATGGTAGAAGCTTCTCGCACCGACGAGGAGTAGCAAAACGGGCGGGAGGGGCCCAACCCCTCCACGCCCCATCCTTTAAGCTAGCAAAATTTTGGTAGCTTAAAGGATCGGACGATCCAAAACGCGATACAACGATACAAAAACTAGGAGCACCAAAATTATGTCCATCGAAAACTCAGCCGCAGAAGTTTCAATCCAGACCCGTACCATCGAGACCATCGTCGAAGATTTCGCCGACATCGCGCCACTCGGTTACACGCGACGAAATAGCCTTCAAAAGCACATCGACGCCATCACCAAAATCGCCGATCACCAGGAAGATCGCACGCCAGAAAGAGCCGAAGCAATTCGCCACGCAGCGGCACTTTTACAGGGGCTCGTTAACAACTAGGTCCAAAATAAGAAACGGCCCCCTTCACCGGGGGCCATTTTTTTCGCGGCAACTAATACGAATTAGTAGGCTAATGCAATTCAAGCACCAACTAATACGAATTAGTAAACTAGGAGATATCAAGATGAAAAACGTAGATACCATTTTGAAATTGGAAGACGCGCTTTCCGACGTTTTGGTGCGCTTGAACGCAGCAGACTCGTCGGTTGAGAAATCGGACAAAACGAAAAAGGAATTGACCAAAGAGAAAAACGAAATTATCAATTTGGAAACGGCGTGGGAAGCTATCAAGATGGCGAGGCAGGCGCTCTACAAAATTGAAAACTACGATAGGGAAGTGGCGTACCGAGAATCAAAAGCCAAAGCAAAAGAATAGAAACGAGCGTCAACTAACTCGTATTAGTAGGCTAGTAGTTTTCAACTACTAATACGAGTTAGTTGGACCGTTTTAAGGATCAAGGAGACCAACGCTCTAGTGGGCTAAAACGACCTCTAGAATCAACGTCTAAGCTGACTTATCGTGATTTAGGTACTAGAGTGCCTAGAACTATTTGATGGGCTTAGAAGCGACCCTAGGGCCACAGAGAGCGTCCTAGGCTAAAACGCCGATATAGCACGTTACAGGCTGAGATCGCGTCTAAGTGACGAAAGCGGTTTGGTACGTATAGGTATACTGGGTTGGTCGAGATCTCAGCCCTGAGGTGATTCTAGGTGGCTTAGATGGCGTTTTAGCGCACGGTAGCGGTGGAACGCCCCTAGGAGACTCGGTTGGATCCCCTGGGGGACCGTTGACAAAAAGTCAGGAATCAGCTAAAGTTTTTTCTCGGGCAGCCGATAAGTTACTTGTAACTTAAACTAGGAGGGGCAAAATGTTAGCAAAACGAATCACCGATAGAATCGAAAAAGTAAAGGGTTGGCGCTTACAGATAGTCGAAATGAAAAACGCCAATTATTTGGAACTCGTCGAAGTTTTGGAAGACGAACTCATCGAATTAGAATCGTCAAAACCCACTTTCATCGACGTAGTTTCTGCGATGGTCGCAGACAACGCGTCAAACTAGGAGATAGAAAAATGAAACGAGCGGAAGTAGAAGAAGCAAAAGCAAAAAATCTCGACACGGTTGTCGATCTGGAAAAGTGGATTGATAAGATCGAGACTAGCAAGAATCAAGCCGATACCAACTTATACCGAAAGATCGGAAAGTTGATGGCGGTGATGAACGCTTCGGACGCGCTTTTTGAAAGCGTCCAAGCCGAAATGGAACTACTCAAAAAAGAGTAGGGCCAACGAAAACCGGGGCGGTTAACACCGTCCCGCGTTTTCACGTTTTGCAAACTTGAATACAACTAAGCTACTAATACGAGTTAGTTGATGTTCAGGATGAATACAACTCTACTACTAATTCGTATTAGTTGATGTTCAGGATGAAACTAGGAGAACCAAAATGGAATTTGAAATTGATGGCTTGAAGAAAAAGATCAAAGATGGTGATTGGCTAACCTTCTGTGGTGTTTTGACGGGTGGCTGCGAATTGAAATGGATAGAAGCGCCGGTCACAATCGGACGTGACGAGGCAGGGAACCCAGGAATCATTTTTGATTATCCGGTTGGCGGGGAGCAGGTCATTTTTGATGGGGACGATATTTACACGACGCACTTTGGAGAGGTGTTTCTGGAGAACGTCAAGATTACAAAACGAAACAAAAACTAGGAGAATCAAAGTGGCAGTATCAATGCACCAGGGCAGGCTAGATCACTTCAAAGGAAAAGTTGACGAAATGATGGCGGAGTTTGACGACATGCTCCACCAACTATTCGATGACGAGACTGACAGCAATGAAACTCAGGTCCGTGTAGTTGGGGATCTTTGTGATTCGCTTTTGAAAACAAAAACTGAAATGGATGAGATCAAACTCTAGGAGAATCAACATGACGCCAGAAAGACTATCAGAAATCAAAGGTCAGATCACCGCAATGGCCGATGAACTCGAAGATTACAAAAGAGAAGTTTTTGAAAATACCGACAGCGTTGAAGGTGACGCTTTGGTTAGTGCGCTGGAGGATGTTGTTATTACAATCAGTGAAGCAGATAGTGAAATTTCTGGGATCCAGATTTTGGAAACTGATACGGATTTCATTAAGAAGCCGAGTTGAATACAGCTAAGCTACTAATTCGTATTAGCTGATTTTCGACCCGAACCAGTTGCAGCCTAGCCACTCGAATGTTAGGGGGCTAGCGCTGCAACTAGAAATAGGCTATACTCTAAGTAGAGTATACCACACAAGGGGGCCAGATGTCCGGGGCAAAGCAATGGATAAATACCATCAAAGAGATCGGTTGCGTCGTAAGATTCAGTCAAGCTCATCTTTCAAAAACAGAAAACGTGCTAGAGCACCTAGGCTTCACCGCTTTGATTGCTCTGCATATATCAGAACGCTTGCGCGATGAAGGCCACCAACTCGATCAGGCGATGATAGTCAAGGCCGCGTTGATTCACGATTTGGAAGAGTCTATGGTCGGTGACGTTTCTAGGCCAACGAAATATCATAGCCAAGAAATGCGGCAATCATTTGCCGAATTGGAATCTGATATTGCTCTGGTTATTTTCAACAGAGCAGAGTGCCCAGGGTTCTATCACCATTGGGTAAATGCAAAGGAAGGGCCTGAAGGCAAGATCATGAAGTTTGTTGACTTGCTCGCTGTGCTAACAAAAGTACACGACGAGTCTGTGCTGCGCGGGAACAAAAGCCTGATGGTAATTGTCCGCTCAGCATTGTACGATGGCGTCAATGTATCACTTAGTGATCTTTGGAGATTGTTCCCAGAGAGCAGGGTGATTGGAGAATACTCGGATCATTGTGAAGAAATGATCAACGAATTGAAGGGGCTGAAATGAAATTGAAGTTGATGAACGTGCCGGATCTACATCAGAATTTACACGCTTGGAATAACTCGCGTCCAAACGATACGCAAGTAAGTTTGGAAGAGGTTCTTGCTATAGACTTACCAACCAATGAATTCTGTACTCTGAATTTGTTCGTTGAGTCTACTATACTGGAGCGTGAGATATTCGCGACAATGCGAAACCATATCATGTGGGCGCAGTCTTCCAGGATACACGATCCACTAAAGTTCGAGATAGATCCAAACGCCCCAGAACATCTTGAGGCTTTCTACAAAGGTGTACGCACCTCGATGGAAACAAGAAGTGTTCACGAGAGGCAGGATGATTACCGTCTTGGACTTCCTTTGCTATCAATGACGAAGTACTCAGTCTCGATCTCATTGCGGATGCTCGTGAAGCTTGGGAACTACTTCGATCACCTCGCAGTCAACACAGAGTTGAAGGATATTTTTCAAGTAGCATCTGAAGAGATCTATCAAATGATCAAATACCTAGGGTTGGACATAAGCATCTTTCGCAAATACAAGCCCCACAAAATACTGAACGAGCATTACATCAAAGTGGATGGAAGCCGCAGGTTTGGAAGTGCCGTTGTAGTTAGCGGGGCACTCCCATTCCACCTACGCGCTCAGCTTGTTCGCCACCGTGGGATTAGCTTTGAGGACAACCTGTTCAATCTCTTACAAAGTCAGAAAGTCTTCACCTCTTCATTGAGGAAAGAACTGCACGTTACCATCATGGGATCTACCGACAGCTTCAGAGAAATTCTCAGGCGTCGTACATGTTGGATTGCTAACTATCGTGTTTGGGGTGGGTTCCTCGCAAAGATCGAAGAGCAGATTGGCGAGGGAATTGACCTGCCCTGCACGGATGGAACTTGTCCCTATCCGACGGATGCAAAGATCAGGTATGAAGGCAAAGAGCCAAATCCACCTTGCCCGATCTACTGTGATATGGAAAGGCTCCCAATCACCAGAGAGCAATTCAGAGCAATGGATCAGATGATTGACGCGGATCGGCGTCCAAAAAGATTTTGGGATAACAAGATGAATCAACTAACGTTGATTGAAGGGGAAGAGTCATGATAGTGAAGGTCTATATAGCAGCACCATTCTTCAACGAGCGCCAGCTTGCGATTGTATCGGAAGTTGAGAACTTTCTCACAAGCAAAGGGATTGACTTTTTCAGTCCACGATGCACCGGTACGCTGAAGGATATGTCGAAGGAAAGGCAACAGCAAACCAAGCGACAAATTTACGATACCAATATCAGAATGATGGATGCTTGTACCCACATGATTGCTTGCGTGGAAGAAAAAGACCAAGGTACCACGTTTGAGATTGGGTACTACGCTGCTAAGCAAAAGCCAATCGTGCTATTCTCTGAGAAGGTAGGCACGGTGAATGTAATGCTTGCCGAGGCTGCGATGTCTGTTTGTGATGGCCTTTACCTTTTGGACTCGGCTCTCATCGGTGACTACACAAGCCCACCCGCGAGTTTGACCTGATGTCGGTCCAAGGAAATTTACGTGAGGCTGCCGAGCTATTTGAGAATCGCAACCCAGAGTACGGTGACGGCTGGAAGCGATCTCAAAAGCTCCTTGAAGCATTCTTCCCAAATGGAGTTGTGTTGAAAACTCCAGAGGACATGGCCCGCTTTGCTAACTTTAATATGCTGATCGTCAAGCTGGTCCGGTATGCGACCATGATGGAAGAGGGCGGCCACCTTGACTCCATTGAAGACTTGATGGTGTACGCTGCGATGTTGAAGGAGAGGACGCATGGCTCTGTATCCTAATGTTCGTCATACCAACTATACAGTTCCAAATTTCTACATTCTTGGAGCGGCAAAGTGCGGTACTACATCGCTAGCAAAATGGCTAGGCAGGCATCCAGACATCTGCATATCCAGGCCGAAAGAGCCACGCTACTTCACGATGGAATATCACAACGGTCCAGAATGGTATTCCAAAAACTACTTCCCTCATTATGATGGGGAGTATTACATGGGGGACGCTTCAGCGCTGAACCTAATGGTTCATTTTGTTACCAAGCGGATCAAGGAAACGTCGGGCAGCAACGCGAAGTTCATCGTGTTAGTACGCAACCCGATTCAAAGGGCATACTCTTTTTGGAGCAAGTACTCCAGGATGAGGCCAGGCCGCGAAACTGGAACATTTGATGAAGTGATATTGGAAAACTTCAGGCTGCTTGATGATAATATATTTGAGACTGAAGAAGAGTTCATGGTTACGGCTGATGCCAAGGGTGGAAGTTATCGCCCAACGTACATCGAGCATGGAATGTACGCGACACATATCAAAAGATTTCAGGCCGAGTTTGGTTTGGAGTCGGTAGGTGTTTGGACGCTCGATCAGTTGTCTGAAAATCCAAAGCTGACGATGAATGAAGTATACAAATTCCTTGGTGTTAAAAACTGGTGTTTGGATATGAGCCTTGAAGAAGAGAATTGGTCAAGTGCTAAGCGAACAACGGAGTTGCCTTTGGATACAATGCATACAACAACGTATAACGATCTGCAAAGATTCTATCAGCCAGGGGTGGAAGAGCTAAGCAATATGTTTGGAATCAACTTCTTAGAGCAGTGGGGATTTAAATGATATTCTGGGATACTGAAACTACAGGGCTGCTACGGCCGCAAGCGGTTGACGTAGGCTTACAACCTTTCATTACAGAATTGTATTGTGTAAAGGTAGATGCCGAATTCAATTTCATTGACGAGATAGATACATTCTTGAAGCCGCCGGTCCCAATAACTGAAGAGATCACAAAGATCACAGGCATCGACGATGCGATGGTTCGGAACGCGCCAAGCTTCATCCAGATATATGATAAGCTTTGTGACTTCTTTTTGGGCGAGCGGATTCTGATAGCGCACAATAATTCGTTCGACACTTGGGTGCTGAAGGGTGAGCTTGAAAGGCACGAATTGGAATTCCAATTCCCATATCCTTGCCGCCAAATCTGCACGGTTGAGGCTAGCTTTCCGATTGAGAATAAACGCTTAACACTCGGCAAGCTCCACGAGATAGCAACGGGCAGGCCACTCGAAACTTCGCATCGAGCAAAGGACGATACTTTTGCTCTGATACGCTGCGCTCAATGGCTTTGGGAAAAGGGGTTGATAAATGATTAACTTGGCCCTGAGGACTGAGTATAGCTTCAAGAACTGTTTCGGCCCAATCAAAGCAATTGCCGAAGGGCAATCGGTAGTTGGCATTGCCGACGTTAACAACACGTTTGGGCATGTTGCTTTCGAGCAGATCTGTATTAAGGCATTTGCAAAGCCAGTCTTTGGTGTTCGTCTAATGGTAGTTGACGGAGACCTTGATGAAAAAATCAAAAGACATGGTCCAGTCTACATTTTCCTGGCCAAGAATGACGATGGCCTTTCAGAAATAAATGACTTGGTAAAGCAAGCTTATGATAATTTCTACTATCATCCGAGGATCAACAAAACGATTCTCAAAAGGGTAAGTGAAAATGTATTTGTAATCACCGACAACTTCACGAGTCCTGATCGAGTTGATTACATCGCGCTAACTACCACTACTCCAAAAGCAGTGGCTGAATGGGATCTCCCAAAGGTAGCAATAAATTTTAACTTCTATCCAACAGCCGCAGACAGGGAAGTTTATCAGTTGCTTGCCGGCAGTCGTAATGGAAAGCCGATGTTTGAAAACCAGACATACCCTCAGTATATTTTGGGGGATGATGAGTGGTCGCGGCTTTGGCCTGATAATCCAGAGGCGCTGGATAACACCAAGAAGATTGCCGATGCTTGTAACGCCAGTTTGAAAAAGTCTGGGATGATTAAATACAACGGCAAAATAAATTTGAAGAGCCTGTGTAGAATGGGAGCAAGACGACGCGGCATTGATTTAGAAGGCACGGTGTACGGTGATCGGTTGGATAGTGAGCTGAAGCTGATTGAGGAAAAGGAATACACCGATTACTTTCTCATCGTGGCTGAAATGGTTCGCGATGCCAAGAAGAAAATGTTTGTTGGGCCATCGCGTGGGTCTTCCGCTGGATCGCTGGTTTGCTATTTGATAAACATTACTGAAGTTGATCCTATCGAATTCGGTTTGCTCTTTGAGCGGTTCATTGATATCAACCGGCACGACCTTCCAGACATTGACGTTGACTTTCCAGATACAAAAAGAAAGTTAGTCATCAAAGACTTAGCAAAGAAACACGGCAAAGATAACGTAGCGCACATCGCGACAATCTCCAGGCTGAAACCAAAATCGGCAATCGGAGAATTCGCAATGGAGCTTGGTATACCTGCCTATGAAACTGACGCAGTCAAAGACGCGATCATCGAAAGGTCTGGTGGTGATGCTCGTGCTGCTATGTGCGTGGCGGATACATTTGAAACTACTGAAGTTGGGAAAGCGTTTATTCAGCAATACCCAGCGATGAAATTAGTTTCTAGAATTGAAAGCCACGCGAGACATGCTGGAGTTCACGCGGCTGGTATCCTTGTAAGCAACGATCCAATTACAAAATACGTCGGAGTGAATACCCGCGACAATGTCGCGATGATGGATGGTAAGGATGCCGAGTACATTAATCTTTTGAAGATCGATGTGCTTGGATTGAGAACGCTTGCTATTCTTGAAGAGGTGGCCGACATGATTGGGATGAGCTATTCTGATTACTACAAGTTGCCGCTTGACGATAAGAAAACGCTCGACATCTTCAACGACATGCGGCTGTCTGGGATATTCCAATTCCAAGGGTACGCTCTTCAATCTACAACAAGGGAAATGGGAGTCCATGATTTCAACGACATCGTAGTCATCACTGCGCTTGCTCGACCTGGCCCGCTACACTCAGGCGGTACACAATTATATATTAGCAGAAAGATTGGCGAGACGCCGGTGGAATATCTCAGTGATGATCCGGCAGTAGTCAGGAATACAAAAGAGACTCTTGGGATTATCATCTACCAAGAACAGCTAATGATGATTGGAAAAGATTACGGTGGATTGTCCTGGAAGGATGTTAGTGCGTTGCGACGCGCCGCCTCAAAAAGTCTTGGTGAAGAATTCTTCGGGAAATACAAAGACGCATTCCTGAAAGGCACAAGGTCAAGAGGAATCAAAGATGAAGAGGCAGTTTCAGTTTGGGAGAACATGGTTACGTTTGGATCTTGGGGTTTCAATAAATCCCATGCTGTATCCTACGCAATGATTTCGTACTGGACTGCTTGGGCCAAAGCCAACCATCCGTTGGAATTCGCCGTTGCTAATATGAACCATGCGAAAAGTGAAGGTGACGCGGTCAAGTTGCTAAGGGATATGGTTGAGAACGATGGCATCGAGTATACTGCGTTTGACCCTGACGAGTCAGTTGCAAAGTGGACGGTCAAAGATGGGAAGATGCTTGGCGGATTATTAAGCATACCTGGAATTGGCCCAAAGAAGGCAGCCGACATTATCAAGAGAAGAAACGGGGCAAAGAATTTCACGCCATCGATGGTAGAGAAACTCATGAACCCCAATACAGTTTTTGAAATCCTGTTTCCTTGTAGGCATTTTTGGGGCGACATTTACGAGAATCCAAAACGACACGGGCTTAACAAAGCGCCTGTGATGTTGAGGGATATAACTGAGCCTGGTACTTACGTCTTCATCGGACGCTTGGTTGATAGGAACCTTCGTGATTTGAACGAGTATCAGTCAGTCGTGAAACGTGGCGGAACAATCATCACGGATCATACTTTGTTTCTCAACCTGACTGTTGAGGATGATACTGACTCTATCATCTGTACGATTGATAGGTACAAGTATCAAGAGATAGGAAGAGTGATTGCTGAAACTGGGAAGATAGACAAAGACTGGTATTTAATCAAGGGCAAGATTCGCGACAAGTGGCGACGAATCAGTGTTCAAGAAATTATGAAACTGGAGGTTGGAAAACATGGATGTAGACCCGACAACACTGTATAGCAAGGACGCGGCTGGGACAATTCGTTTTTGGAGAATTGAGGCGATTGATTTTGAAATCATAATCACCCACGGCGTCGTAGGTGGTGAAGAGCAGGAAAAGACTGAAGAGGTTGAGGAAGGATTGGCAGGACGGTCCCAAGAGGACCAGGTGCTTTCAAGAATCAATTCTAGGATTGGCAAGAAAAAGGACAAAGGCTATGTTACATCGATTGATGCTGCGGTTGAAGGATCACGTGGGAACGCATTGGGATTAGCCAGGCCGATGCTTGCCAGGAAATTCAAAGACATACACAAGCGTGATTTGTCCCAGGCCAAATTGGATATTGCTTGCTTCCAGTACAAGTATGACGGTCACCGTTGTTTAATAACCAAACAACACGGAAGGGTGATTGCCTACTCCCGCAATGGGAAGTTGATGACTTCCATCGGGCACATCATTGACTCGATGATTATCCCTGAAGGGGTAACGCTTGATGGCGAGCTTTATCATCATGGGACGCACCTCCAGACAATTTCCAGTTGGGTGAAGAGAAAGCAAGCGAGCACTCTCAAGCTGAAATACATGTGTTACGACGCCATGGTGCCCGGGAATTATCTTGATCGCTTGGCAATCCTAGAGACAATCCATCTTGGGGATAATGCGATGTTGGCACCGACCACGGTGGGTGGGACCACTTACGCGGGAATCAATCTCAAACTTGCCGAGGCAAGGCGCTTGGGCTATGAGGGTTTGATCATCAGGCCTCACGGATACAAGTATGAAGATGGCAAGCGTTCAAAAGGTCTTATCAAAGTGAAGACCTGGATGGACGATGAGTTTAGGGTTGTTAGGATTGAGGCATCAGCCGATGGCTGGGCCGTTTTGCGTTGTGCGTTAAATGACGACACGGGCAGAACATTTGGGGTAAGTGCTCCTGGTGATATGCCAACGAGGGAACGCACGCTAACAAATAAAGAGGACTTCATCGGCAAGAGTGTAAAGGTGGAGTTTGCTTGTTACACGGTGGAAAAGAAACCGTTCCACCCAGTAGCAATTTGTTGGCGAGAGAAGGGGGAAGAGTGATGGGGCAACACGCAGACGACGCTATTGAAATGATAGAGCACGCGAATGAATTGGCCGCGTCACACAGGGCAGGCAGGTGCGGAGGGTTTGAAAACGGATGCCCGGTTTGTGACGGATTGATTAACATGGGCGAGCCCGATGGTGATGAGCCTGACCCGCTAGCACCACGTAGCAAACTGCCTGACGCGTTTTCAAGGAGAAGGCGATGAGTAACTTCAAAAGATCAACAGACGTGGAGTGGGCAAGGTTGGCAAAAGCACTTGGCCGTAGAATTGCCAAGCAACGGGGGATAGGGGATATTTCCCAACATGAATTAGGGCGACGCACTGGTATTTCCAGGTCATCAATCGCCAACTATGAAACAGGTGTTAACCTGCCAAGTGCAATGCATCTTTTAAGATTGGCCAGGATGCTCCGCGTCACCACAGATTACCTGTTAGGCAAGGAGGTTGGTGATGGAAATTGAGATCACCCTTGCGTTCAAGGATCTGCGAAACAAGATGAAGGTCATCGGCACCTGCGAGGGTGGTGAAATGTTCATGGGCAAACCTGATCGCTGGTGGGAGGCCGGTTTGTTCCGCTGCGAGAACGATCACATATCAAACCACTTGTTGAAAAGTGACGCGCTAGGGGCAAGCGTTTGTATGTCTTGCTTTGGATTTGTGGTGCTTACCTTTCCGGAAGATGTTGACGGGCCAATTGTTATACCGGAGGTGAAATAGTGCTAAGTAGAAGATCAACCTATATGCTACACCAGTGCCACCCAGACCTCATCAGGCTATTTCTTGAGGTGTCGATACACACCAACATCAAGATACTTTGCGGCAAGCGAGGCCAAGAAGAACAGACGCGCATGTTTGAAATGGGGCGCAGCAAAGTTGAGTGGCCGAATAGTTTACACAATGCCCATCCAACCGTTGGCCCTCGTAGGGTGTCCCACGCGGTTGATGTTTCTCCTGATCCTATCCCATTCAAGTGGGGACAGGATTGGAAAGATCGCGTCAAGTTCTATGAGATCGCCGCAGTTGTGCGCTATGAAGCAAGGCGCATGAATTTGAGTATTCGATGGGGCGGTGATTGGGATGGTGACGGGGATTACAAAGACCAGACCTTTGACGATTTGCTACACTTTGAAATTCATTGAAACGCTGTACAGTGCCTATATTTCTGCATAGGTCGTAGGATACCCGGTTACGATTTCCACAGCTTAGGCGCGAACACAGGGGCCTTAGAAACGGTTCTATAGCCTCTGGATACAGAAAAAGCGAGACAACGATACAACGATGAAAGGTAAACAAATGAAGAAAATTTCTCAATCAAGACATTACAAATGCGACAATTGTCCACGAAAGTTTCAAAGCAAGCGTGGGCGCAATATTCACAAAGCACATTGCGGGAAGGTCAGTAAAGGAATTCCAACTCGCATAGTTCAATCGCCGCCAGGCAAAGCGCCTGTGAGGAAGGTACGGGTCGCCACCAAAGGGGTGGAGGTTCACATAACAATCTGCAATGGGACCGCAGATGTAGTTATCAAAAGTGGGGTACAGTAATGGGCAAGGTCAAGATTGTACGCGTGATTAAGAATTGGGATATGCGAAAGACAAGAGGTCTTGCATTTTCCTTACCAGCAAACCGTTTGAAGAAAGGCGAGGCACTGATTGCCTTTAATGCAAGCGGCACAATGGCTCGGCTGGTTGACTCTTGCCATAGCTGCATTACACTTTGGTCAAACGGTGGGGAAGTCTTTGATATCAACGCGGTGACTGCCAAGTTGAAGAAGGGGATGTTCATAGAGTTCATCACCAAACAAAGAAAGGTAAAAGCGGCTCACAAAGCGGCATGACAAATGGTAGTATCCTCATCCCCAAGAGGATACTACCACCCCACCCCACGGGCTATCCACCTTTTAAAATCTCTCCAATCATATTCGCAAGCGCGTACACCCCACCTCCAGCTGCACCCGCTCCGCCAAAAATACCAACCTGCTGCTTTACAGTTCGGTGATCGGTGCGAACTGGAGCATTCAAATCGCATCTTTGTTCTAGAAGGTTGATCTGTCCGGCCACCTTTTCGTTGTTAACTTTCATTTCGAGATTGATTCCTTCTGTACGCTCCTTCACTTCTGATACTTGCTCGCCAATCGTATCAAGCTTGCTATGGATGTGCTTGATAGCACGTCTTAATTCTGGATCTTCAATTGCCAAAGTGTACTCCTATTACCAAATCTTTGAAACGCTAATGGTGGCATTAACATCCATGTCACCGCCGTTATCGTGTGCACCCTGAACACGAACAATAGCTCCAGCAGATAAAAACAATTTCTCAGGTATCGTCATAAACGTATCACCACTCGCTGTCGGTGACCTCCTATCCTGACCGGTTGGACCAGTCAGCGCGCCATTGATTGTAATGGCACCGTGCCGGAAGTCACCGACATTTGCTACCCCACCGGCAGCTGCAGTTGATTCATCAAATTGAATTACACCAACAATTTCGTACAGACCGTCAGTTACAATCGTGCAACGATCTTTATTTGTTACCTGCTCCATCAATCCACCGACGTCATAAGCCTCGGTATCAAAATCAATGTTCGTTAGGGCGGCTTGGCCAATTGTAAACGCCGACGCAGTTGCTCTGACCCTGTGCTGTGTGACTGAACTGATAGTCTGATTCGCATTGACGGTTGCCGCCACAATCGCGTTTGAGATAAACTCGATAATATCGCCACCAGGCATTCGCACACCAGTGTTAGGATCGGCAGCGGTAGAAAGGCTTGGCAACAATACAGTCCCAGTCGGGCTGAGGAATGCTTGTGATACGCTACCAGTTTTCAGCCAAGACATCGCCAAGACACCACCGGCAGATACCCCAAAGTGATCGGCAACGATCCAGTAGAAACCAGAGTTCTTATCAGCAGTCCAGTAAAATGCCGGAGACCCAACAGACCCAGGCTGCGCGCCGATTCCATCAAGGCCAAACTCCAATCTCTTTGTTCCACCGGCGCTGTATGATACGGTGTCATCTGTCGACCAGTAGAACCCAGTGTTTCCATCGGTAACACCGGCACCGTTTCCAAATGTAAGTCCTGGCGTTCCAGCAGAACCACCTGGTGCTATGATAGGCCCAAGCGCGTCACCGTCAACGTCAGTATTGCGCCCACTGATCAGACGCTCGATGGCCTCCACCCGCTTTGCAAAACTATCGTACACCTTGGTTGGGAATGACGTTCCAGTCCCACTGGGTGTAAGCATGCGTTGGTATTGATCACCGTCCATGAGAACGTTGACCAGCCTGGTGAAGCTTGTAAAGGCCGCCCCATCCCAAACTGCTGTATAGATATCCAAAACCTTTTGGACGGCCAATGTACTCAGTGATGGGATTCCGTTCGCATCCACCGCAACATAGATTGTACTAGCGCCGCCTGTGTAGGGCAGAACGGCATCGATCAACAGTGCGCCACGAATCCCGTTTATCATTATGGGGCCGGACTGTAAAGTCAGTGACGCCCCGCCGCCAGTTATGCTGGCCGCGTAGCTATGCGATCCGATGAACCCGCTATCACTGACGTCAATTGGCCCGTCAGCATCATCGACAACCATTAGGTCTTTGCCAAGTACCGCGTTGGATCCTCCAACTGCGTCAAGCGAATCAGCATTCGCATTGATAGCCAATCGCAACGCCAGGAAATTGGAATCCATATCATCAGAGTATGTTTTGTACGCGCCTGCTCCGCCACCTTGCCCGCCGGAAAAGTCCTCAAAATAACTATCAGTATCAATCTTAACTGCCATTTTTATCTCCTAAACTGGATCGCCGTTGGCGTCAACTATTCTTGTTAGTGGAAACGGATGTATTCCATCATTCCAATATGAGTCACCACCGATTCCTTGATAGAATTCAAACGGCACTTTGTCATGTTTGTAGCCACGGCTCGTTTGTGAATCTGCTAGCTCGGTTGCCATATCATACTCTGTAATAGTAGCATCACCGGTGACCTTGTCGGCTGGTCCGATAATAACAAACCTGCCTCCAGCCATCTTTTTCATCAAGACAGCGCGACCAGGATCGGCATATGCCCGTCCACCATTATGCTCTCTGATTAAGACCTTACTCATAAATCTCGTTTGGCCTATATCAACTGAGACGACCCAAACATTACCGCCAGAAATGCTAGCGTCAACGCTGCGCATCACCCGTTCGCTGATGACAGTGCCGACCAAGAATTCAGTTGAGTCCTTTATCTGGCGCTTGACGTATCGTGAAATATCACCTGAGTTTTCCATTACCCGTATACCCCGCTGGTGATTTCAAATACGCTAACTGAAGCACGATTTGCATTTTGAGATCTGGTAAGTATTCTGCTAATTGATTGAACGAAATAAGTTGACCCGTCAAATCGCTGGAATACGTCATCGGGCTCAAGCAAAAGATCATGTAGCATTTCGATGTCTCTTGGATTACCCTTTGCCATTTCTCTGAACAACGCGGTCTTTGCCATGGCTTTTGCCACGGACTCTTCGGTGATTAGGTGGTTAGTGATATCAAAATTTGAAGTCTCAAGCGCAAGAGTTCCAGCTGCGCGGGCAATTTCTTTTATCTCTTTGTGAATCCATTCGATTGGAGTCCCATGCCATTCATAGACGCCGTTGCCGATATTCGTCATGATGAATAACGCGGCACCCAACGATGCGGATTGCACTGCGGAGCCAGTACGTCCTTGAATCCAAACAGTACCCAATCCGCCAGAACCAAAGTTGGGCGCCCAAGCCATGCCGACATACGTTCCCATAAAGAACGCGGCAAGCCAAGGGGCCCAACCGGTGGATGCACTTAACACCGCCCCATAAGTACCATCGCCAAGCTGGGCGTCCAGGTCACTGCTACTCTCTTCACCACCGAATGATAATGCCTTGATGACTTTCAGGCTTACCCCTTCAGCAATTGTAGTTTTATCATCGCTCCAATACACAGGCATTTCGATTTCAGAATCAAAGAATCCGCTTGTGAGATTCATGCTAGCAAGTAACTGATGCCGACCTTCAATTTTTGTAAGATCAGTATCCAATCCAATTACAGTTATTTGATTGTATGGATCTATTTCATGATACGGCGCGTCAACTCTGATAAACAAATCGTCATCTGTATATACTCGATCAGCACTACGAGCCACGCTAGCAAATTGGTGCGTTAACTTTCCTTCACCGTTGAATCTGGGTAGCAAGCCTTCAGTAAACATCAACTTTGCTATTGATGTCATAGGAAGCTCGTCAACAAATTGGATTGGATCGTGACCTGCAGGAGTAGCACCCCAGGACGAAAAACTTATTTCACCTTCGGCAAGACCCATTTCGTCTTGTGCTATAGCATTTGCCATGGTTATATATTGAGTAGCAATTACAAAGTCTTCAGTTGTAACTTTATTCTGATTGAACGATGCCGTTCTGTCTACAGCCTTGAACGTAATTCCAGCGCGGCCCCCATCGGTGCGCCCCCTGGCAACGCCAGCCTGGCCCTTGATGACGCCGGTGAAAGTTATGGGCCAAGAATCTGGATCGACTCTTGTATCACCTTCCCAAATTCTGATAACATTTCCTCTACGAAACCACCGTGCGTTACCAGTAGGATTAGCAGCAAAATTGGCAGGATTAAAATCACCGTCCTTATCAAGAACAGAAATCGTGACATCAGATACCCCCACTTCACCGGTTGAGTAATCGCCGCCAACTTCATTTATTGCCGCCTGGACTACCATATCGGTTATGTCAAGCGGCCCAGTCGTTGGGTCCAAACTTGCACCGGTGACAATATCACCGATTGTATCAATCCCATTGCGGGTATCGTAAACGAGAATCATGTAATCTGGACGACGATTTTCATCAACCATTATCGCGTTCAGCGTTGCATTCAAACTTCTTGCCACTACGGCACCTCGCTAAGAATCAAAAACTTCAATCGCACTTCACGGTCTACCAGGCCAGTCTTAACAATGTCGATGCTATCAAACGCATTCGGAATATCACCACCGTTAAAAGTTCCACCAGCCGCCAAGACTTCCTTAACATCGAACCACTCGTCCTCGGTGGTTCCACCCACCTCAAGCGAAATCAGTTCAACGTTGTATGTAACGTCGTTGCGGTCAGCGGGTTCCCACTGAACATACGTGGGCGTAAACAAATCAAACGCTGGAGGGTTAATGATGTACTCGTACAACATCCTGAGGAAATTTGACGGCATGGACGCTCGCGATTCGTCACCTGGCCAAACTTCCGTTATGATGATGTCGTCTTGGTTGCGTTCAAATCGTACTACCTTGGTAGTCCCCAACGTCATTACAGTACTTGAAACCGGATGCCTCATCGGGACGTTGTCCAAATTCATAGTGCGTTCTGGATTCAGGTAATATGAAATTGGAACAAAATTTCCAGCGTCTGGGTGGACCAACCTGCGTGGCGAGGCAGGGGTCTGTGCTGAACCGACCGCCACAATTTCAATTGTAGAAGTGGCCGATGCTTCCGGCCCCAGCTGGATTTCATACGCTCGCTCTGAAGTTACCGTCATGTGCTCACCTTTATTACTGCCGTTGTGTCTCCATAGGCAGGATCAGTTGGCGCGGTGTATCGACAAGTTTGTTGGCCATCTTCATCGGCCACGTCCTCGTCGTAATCAATGCTTCCACCGCCTGAAACTATTGTCCAATCCATATTTGTAACTGGCAACGGTGTTCCGTCTTGCGCAGTGAAAGATCCTACAAGCTTACAACCACCGCCAATTACGGTTTTCCTATCTTGCTCGACTGCGATTTGCCCTGCTATACCAGCAGGAGAATTCACAATCAAGAATCCACCACTGACGCCAGCGTCATTGTCGTAAAAGATACCAACGGCGCAAGAAGTAGCACGCGGATACACCGGCGATATCACCTCTTGCCGAACAAGGAATGGAGGGAATTGCGTAGAATACGCTGAAGTCATATTCGTCCAAGACGGGATAGCAGTTTCATAACTGTAAGGCGCCAGCCAACCCTCGGATACTTTCTTTGTATTTGTGAGCAGCGAATCAGAAAAATCAGGCTCAGCTTCCTCGTTAACCATTTGGTATGCCGGAGTTTTGAAAGTATAATCCAACATGATCTTGTGACTAAAAGGCCCGGAATCATAATTGATAACGTACATCTTGCCGGATGAATTACCAGCCGACCTGCCTACAAAAAGTGTTCGGTGCCTAGTGGGGGCATCAACAGACTTTTCGGGTGTAAGATCCAAAAACAAATTCCCAGGAGCAAATAGCTTATATGTATCACCCGACAGAGCAAGCGTTGAAAACTTTCCATCAAGAACAAACTCGCCAGTAACACTATCAAAAGAACGAATCCGTTGAGCTTGAAATTCATTTGTCCCGTCTGCAAAAAGGATCCAACTATCAGCGTGGATATCAACCCCGTCACCTATGCGTACTGTATCAATGAACCTATCCTTGAGAGTCATGTTGGATGTAAGCGTACCACGATCTTCATCAAGGTAAGTGCTTGACGCATAGTTCCCAAGTGAAAGCTCTGGATCGGTTTGGACCCCACTGTGACTACTCGCCCCTGATAGGCGGAATTGTAAAAGCAAGTCACTCATGACGTTTCCGCTTTCAATCTATCATAGTGGCCGACCAAAGTATCATCGTCCGGGTATCTAACATTCAAAGTTGCGTCGCCACGCTCATCTGTAATAGCAGAGGTATTCAACAGTGTTCCCCAGGCTGGTGTTGCCTCGACGTCAAGGTGGCGATATTTTGCCAAGTAATCAGCGCCAGTATCCAACGCTGTCACCCAAGTAACCAAACCTGTGGCATAGTTGACTGTGTAATCGGTAGTCTCCTCCAGCGCCACGTCATTCTTAGTGATCGTCAAGTAGCCTTCATCAAGAGGGGATTGAGTCAGCTGCGAAGTTGGCGGGTCAAGGGTAACGTCAAGAATGTCTTCGGACGAAACCCTTACCAGTGCCCCGTTGACAGTCTTGCCAGTCATTGGGTGGTTAAGATCGTCCAAAGCACGAACGAGATTTGTTACAATTGTATTGGTCTTTGGCGTCGTCAAGTACGTTGGAGTCTCCAGAATATCAGCAGGCCCACTCGGAGCAAACTCGTATCTTCCAAAGTTGTTGTAATCCATCTTTACGTTGTAACTGATGTTTGAGAAATTCCAAACGACAATCCGCCCCACGGTATCATCAAAGTAAATTACCACCGGGTTGAATTGAGTAGATGTCCAGGCACCGCCACCTCCAACTGGCTCGCCAGCACCACCGTCGGCAATATCACCCTCAAGGATTTTGATACGGTTCACCATCAATTCTTTCCAATGGGTCCGCGATGTACTTGTTCCGCCATAGTCAGCGTTGGTTGGATTGAATTCGTATACGGCAAAATACATAGCCCAAAAACCATCGGCGGCACGACGATTATTTGAATCATACCCAAATATGAATATGCGCCCTTTGGGTCTTGCCATGGTGCTATCTGAATCTGGTACCCACTGGGGCTTGCCCAGCCAGAACGAATCGCCGTCAATCGGACCACGATAGTGGCCGCCAGTAACAGCAGATGAACTATACCGCGTGTAAACATCATCAAGCAACTTAGCGTGTCCGGTGTTCCAATCTATTTCAACTGGCGCGCTTCGGTGTGCCCCTGATACTGGATCTTGTAACCACTCCGCATATGCGGCAATCGTTATCTCAAGGCCTTCAAATTGAAGGTGTGTACGCCTGCCGTTTGCCTGGTGGATGCCCCTATAATTTCCATCCACTCCAGCAGCAGCGGTGATGGAATTGTTAAAGGACATATTCTTCCAGAGCGCAGTATCATAAGCTGGCGTGGCCATGTTGCCCGACGCTATATAGTATTCCAATACAGCGTTGAAACCGTCGACAGGATCACTTATTGGCGGATCTGAAACTTCAGTATTCAGCTTGCCCCACCAAAGTCTTTGAAGGTTTGCCTCCTTATCCCAATCACCTATTTGCATTGACCTCGGGAAATTTATCGGCACCCCGTCAATATGCTTTCCGGCACTAGGGTCTAGCATATCAGCGTCAAACGTGTTCAGCGAGCTTTGGCCGAATCCACCACCACCGGTTTGTAATGCTACGATCTGCCTAGTTGCTTGGTGAAACGGGAAGTAGCCAAGCTGGAGCGGATTGCCATTGACCGAAAAATCCCAAGGTCCGGCAGGGTCCAGGAAAAACAGATCAGCCCTCTCAGCTTTGAAAACGGTCCAACTCATTTTTATCCCTTTGCCAATTCAATTGGCGTCTTGGCATTGCTGGCCATCAAGTCCATAAAAACTTTCATCGCGGTCTGCATCGAGGCAACGGGGTCATGTTGATCCGCTTTTTGCGCACTCTCGGCAATCACGCTAAGTGTAGCAACCTGAATTTTATGTAGCTGGGCTAGCTGAAGGTTCAGGGTGAATAACAAAACGCCAACGTCATTACCCTCGCTCAGCAGTGCCGGAAGCTTGATGGCATAATCCTCAAACGCCATCGTGGTTCCGTTATCTCCAAATACAAAAACAGGTTTCGGTGCCTCTGCTCTTTCACTTTTCTCGCTCATGTTGCCCCCATTGCTATGCCGTTCTGTTGGCTAGGCTTTGGCCTGATGAAGTTACACCAGCAAAGTTCGCCATTTGATTTCCTTCTTTCATTAGCATTACCATTTGTTCCAATAATAGATTGGTAGGAATGAACGCGTCATCTAGCGTTTGATCCTTCCCAATTCCAATCTCTTTCCTACCGGCAACGACACCGGACAAAGGCTCGATAGCATCAATCTCGACCGATGCCAAATTGTTCCTGACGGACGATTCAGTATCCCTCATCAAAGCCGAGGCAATTGACGCGGCAGCACCAAGAGTAGCACCAAGCGCATCACCCATCCCGTCAAACATACCGTCAAACATTCCGATTACATTATCAAAAACATCGGTCAACGCATCTTCCATGCTACCGGAAAACGCGCTGGCAAACACATCCAGGCCAGAACTAAAGTCACCCTTCAGGGCTTCAGACATTCCAGCGGCCATCCCCATTCCAAGGCTGCTCTTGAAGTCTTCCAACTCTTGCTCTTCTGGTGTGAGCTTTACTTTGACCGGCACTTCCAATTTCTTAGATGGCTCCAGCTTGGGGTCTGGAGCTGAAGGAACAAAAACGCCGGTGCCCTTGCGGGTGCCGATATCATTGACCGTCTTCTCCATGTTCTGTAGCTCGTTCACCCACTCTCTCGCAGTCTCGCCAATGCCCCTAATTTGATTTGATAATTCATGAGGATCGGAAACATCTTCACGCGCTGTAAACAAATCAACAACCGAGTCAGACAAGGCAATGAGGGCCTTGCCAGTTTCTTCAGCCGACTCGACCAATTTCGCATTAGCCACCTGAGATCTCAGAACACTCTCGGCCAATTCTTCGTCACTTATCAGGTGAAACTTATTTCTAATCCCGTCAATTCCTGCGACCGCTGCCTTGATAGAAGCAACTACTGCGAGCACCCCGGTCTTCAATCCTGCGAACATTCCGTTGACTATATTCCAAACCACCGTGGCCGCTTCTGATATCTCGTCCATGCCTAGCCCAACAGATTCAAACTGGCGGACCAGATCGGCAAGGACACCCATCAAAAGGTCAACCCCGTCAACAATGGCTAGGATGCCTTCCTTCACGAAATCTTGAGACGCGTCACGATTCTCTGAAACGGCGGAAGTCCAATTCTCGATGATTGGAAGCAAGACCCCACCGATCAAGTTGCCCATCCCGTCACTCTTTGTAATTACAAATCCAACTTCCTCTTGAAGATCGCCAAATGCATTCCCAAGCTGAGTCATCTTGCCTTTGTAGGTATCAGCTTTTGCTGCCGCCGATCCAGCAAACCTCTTATTCAGATTGAAGATTGCCGAATCAAAACGCTCAGTTGATCCAACTGCGCCGGTGACTTCAATACCATATCGTGACATGGCATTCATCGAAGTACCGATTGATCTAGAAACCATGTCAGCAGCGGCAGTCAGGTTCATACCCTTCGCAGCCGCCAAATCCAAAACGGCAGCGGTGACTTGCTTGATCTGCTCCTCGTCTTTTATGAACATCGCAATACGGGCCTGTGCTTCGAGGATCGCCTCATCACCGAACGTCGTGTTCTTCTGAAGTTGGCTAGCGTAGAGACCCAACTTTGCAACCAGGCTATCAGTCTCGTCACCCAGGTCATTCAAGGCAACGGTCAATGAAACAACTGCCTCCTCTTGGATGTTTGCTAACTCGATTGACTTCTTCAAGAAGACACCGATGGCAACTGCGGCCATGGCGGCAACTAACTTACCAACCATTGCCGCTGACGAGCTTGCCGATTTGCCAACCTTGTCAATATCTCTTGCTGACTTGTCCGCACCGTCAGTCCTTACTTTGATATTGATGGTTTCGTTAACTGCCACTATGGTACCCCACTAAATCGGCGATCTTTAATTGAGTTTATGAAACCCTTTCTATCCAACTCGTCAAGCACAACTTTCGCAGCTTGAGCAAAAGTCTTTCCAATGAAGCCTGGGTCTGCTTGAGGTGACGTTCCTTCATCTAGGTAGATGACATACTTCACCGAGTTATGAATGTAGATGGTATCATCACCCTTTGCCGCTTTGATAACTTGGTTTCCCATTGCGATTGTAGAAGCTGCTGAACGAATTCCGACAACGCGACCACGCGCTGTATTGATAGAAACCAACCAGCCAGACCTAGCAAATCCGGTTAACACCGGAGTGGCATGAACTACACCCTTCACAGACAAATAGGCAATTTTTCGCGTCACTAGAACGCTGCCCCTTTTGACTACGATGGCGTGCTTTTTCATGACCTTTGCAAATTGGCCTATGCTTTGTTTACGTGGCATCGGATTCCTCAAAATTCTTTATTGACTCTGCCATCGGTACTACATAATTTGAAAACAGTTCCTCATTTCCCCTGATCCAAAGTTCTGGGTCTACATCCTCACCCTTCACCGTAACTTTCTTGATGATTGACTTGGCATAAATCTTCGTCATTACCTCAAGAGCAGTCGGTGGAGTAATCGCACCGGCAATTGCCGCAAGCTTATACGGTGCTGAAAATTCCTCAATGGCGTTTGCATAATCCTCGTTTGTTTTTGGATCTGCAAAAACGATGTTTACAATCGTTTCCTCGATTTCAAATTCGATGTTCAAAAATTTAGCCATTCTTCATCCCTACCAGTCCCTTGAGCATCTTTTGGATATCGTTCTTCATCCCACCCTCGGCACCGCTTGCTTTCAATTTCTTACCAAACGACTCAAGTGCTTTTTTGTTCCCGGTGAATCCATAATTAGATCCTACGGCAACAGCAGTAGCAAACAAAAATGCTTCATCCGCTTCAACTTCCTTAGCAACCTTGGTTAACAAAATCACCTGGGTTGCAGTATACGCACTTGCTATTTCATCTACAGCTCCAGCACCGCGACTGGCCAAAAACAAAATTGCTTTCAGGACTTCTTTGTCAACGTCTTCTCTCGTAGCGACTCGATCACTGCCCCGGCGATTGCTTCTGGTGTTATGCCCGCCAGGGCCATGGCTTTTCCCAAGACTCCACCGACCTCGTCACCGTCAACGCGGTAGACGCAAACTTGGAAAACCTCTTGCGCTAATACCAACAAATCTTCGACTGGCCGATCATCAATCCAACTTCGCGGCTTGCCTAGTGTAAGGCATACGATGTTCGCCATGTCAGTGACGCTACCGTTCAAAAAATCCTTCAGCGAAAACGACTCGCTGCCTCGCTTGTCCAATAAGCCTAGTATATCAGGCATAATCTCAGACTGCTGCTTCACAGTCCAAGGCTTTATATGGACCAACTCTCCATCGGCAAGTTTGACTTCCTTGCCGACGGAGAACAATTGTTCCAGATTGGTTTTTCCCATTGACTTCTATTCCTTATGATGCGTCTGGATAGGTTTCCCAAGTACCAAACGGTGCCGCAGATCCATCGCTCAGGATGTTCATCTTCAGCATCCCAACCGCGAACTGATCGGCGGCCCATTCAAAATCATCATCGGTGATGATGATCGAAACACTCGGCACTTCCCACTCGAAGTTGATACCAAGTTTGGTTGCCTGACGAATGATCGCGCTGCCGACAAACGAGTTCTGAGTGAACGGGCTCATCGTGTGGCTGGCAGCCTGAGCGTAGGTGTAACTCAACGCCAGCAATTGGCCACCGACAACCAGGTCAGTATCCAAGAACCGAACATTGCCGTTCAGCAAGTCCATCGTGTAGTCGGTATTCAGCGTGAAGTCACCGATAGCAAAACTCGGTGTATACGTCGCGACAATCGCGCCGGTTACATTCGCGGCAATACCACCCTCGAAGAATTGAAGATCGCCGTTGGTAGCTCCAACGGTAATAACCACCGCAACTTCATTGCCTGCGGCAGCAGCACCAACCGCAATTGCGGTATAGGCAACACCCGCAACCGTCACCGAAGTAACATCAGCAACCGCTTTGACCGGTGTGGTCAATGAGAAGTCGCCAGAAGTGTCACCGCTAGTTCCATCACCGGTCCCAACTGCCTCGGCAGTGACTTCCTGTGGCGTAATCGCGGTCAGCGGCTCGGCCACATGCGTCTTCTTGAGCGCGCCGAATTCGGTGATGTCCGTCGGCACCGTGAATGCTTCGTCAGCGACTACAACTGCGGGGTTTACCGCTTGTGCATCCAACGTCGCAGACCCCAAGAACATTCGCAGGTTCTCAGGCTCGAAATTGAAGATGCCGATTGCGAGCGAGAGTTCCAACTTGGAAACATCTTCGCGCTCGGTCACTTCAAAACCGCTTTGGCGATTTGGGAGTGTGATTGTTTCCAACACCTTTTGGAGCGCGTTGGAATCGACAATCCCCAACCAGCGAGGAGTTCCACCTTCAGGGGTGAACTGAATGAACGGCATACCGATCATCAAGTTCTCTTTGGTAATGTTATCTACTGGACTCGGTAACGTAGCACTCATTTTTATTTCTCCTAATCAGTGGCTATATAATCATAGCCGGACTTCATTAAAACTGCAAAAGTTTGGACAGATAACCAACGACCACCATTGGATCCGCCATCACGACCAGCTGGAATGGCTGGACCAGTTGCCGTATAGCTAGCAACTGGAACCCCTTGAACGTCTCCTGAATTATCACCTTCTTCTAGATCCAAATACTTCCAAATATCTCTGGATGTTTGGAGACAAGTTTCAAAATCGGGATCGCGTACCATTATAGATACCAATACCGATTCTGATATTCTTTGTTGCTCGCCGCCACCAACCATGGCTACGCTGATGGCGTGATCTGGCTCGGGCTCCAGTTCGGGAACAAAGATATCAACATTCATCGTACCAAATCCATTTGCAGCTAGGTCTTTGGCAGTTGCGAAAGTTACATCAGCCCCCATAATTCATCCCCTCAAGTGTCAGCGCTAGATGAGAGATCCTTCTCAACTTAATGTGGATTGCGCCTGTCACTTCTATATCAGTATATTCCACACCTTGGCCGTCTACGATTGTTAATAAATCGCCAGTTTTAACCAATAGTTCCTTTCCACTTGGTAGTAGATGATCAATCAAAATCCTAGTTACCCGATCCACATCCGTACCAGACTCGCCACCGCGTGTTCTGACTCTATCAGATATCAGAATGGCATCCACCGGGTTGTCGATCAGATCAATTTCTTTGACCGATTTTCCACCCAACCCTTTTTCAACCACGCGTCGGATGCGTTTCACACTGGCATTTATCAGCTTAGTAGGTATCCCCATTATCTCACCAAATATGTCGCGTTGTTTTCAAGGATCGGTTTAAGCAATGACTCGATGAGTGGAAATTCCTTTTGGTCAGGATTCAAACCGTTCCCAGAATACGATTCAGAAACGGTTATGCCGCCGCCACTCTCACTCACGGAAACGCCGCTGATTGAGCCTGCTACCTTGACCCCATCAAGTTCATTGGTCAAAGCGTAGCGCGCCAATTCGGCAGTGGCCTTCTGCAATTCAACGGGCAAGATGGTTGACAAATAGTAATTCCCAAATCTATCAACAACATTATCACGCGGGAATAACAGTGCCTGTGTAGTAGTGGCTAGCTCGCCTTGGAAATCCCGACAGAACCTCATGTTGATATCATCGGTCGCACGAACAATCGCAGACTTCAACAAATTGGCATCCATGTCTTGGATTTCACTGCGGCCACGATCAAAAAAGTAAGCCTTCATGTACGCAATGCTAATGAAAGCGTTCGCACTAGCAAGCCCTGATCCATCTTCAACTACGAAAGACATTGCTCTCTCCTATGGCCCAGGCGTGATGATGTCACGCTTCAAGGCAATTGACCCGTAAAGTATTGTGGTAGGCTTACCACCTAAAATCATTTGAAGCTCGTGGTAGTATCCAAGTGGAGCCACGCGGGTTGTTGTATCCCCGGAGCCAATGTCAACTCTACCCTGGCCCGTCAGCGCATCAACGATCACGATGCCACTTCCGATTTCCTTTGTTACCAGCGCGGCGTCGGTTGTTGGTTGCGGCTCAACCGAATCAGTATCAAGCAAGGCAAGCGCCCAGATGAACGTCGCAGTCGTGATATCAATTGGGTCGAAATTCTCATCCACCACGGTGAACGGGATCTCGCGTGCGTCCCCACGGTGCATATCGAAATTTAATTGCTTAGGCAAACTCATTCGTTCCGTCCTTCACCAGTGAAAATTTCATCAGCGTCGTTTGAAGTAATGCGTACTACATCCTTGGCGTCTTCGACCAGGTTCTGGTGCAAACTCCCGGCATCCTGATTGATGTTTCTGGATATTTCACCAGCGTTCTCAACTAAATGCCGAGCTGTTTCATCAGCTTGTTCAACTAGATTCCGTTCAAGTTGACCGGCATCTTCTACCCTGATGTAGTACGCAAAATCAGTATTCATCCCCGGAGAAAGAATGGACATCGGCATCGGCAGGATTGTTAATCCGCGAGACAAACCTAGTCCAATTCCAGGTGTTCTAATCAGCATTATATTTTCGTCACCCTCGCAATCGTGTCCTTGCTAGCAATGAAATCAAGCACCGTCTTTGATGCTGGTATTCTAGCAAATGCGTGGTCATACAAATTCGCACGTGATATCTCGGTACCATTTCGGTCATAGACTACAAGCTGCCAACCAAGCAAATCGTTCCCACTGAAATCAATGGAGCTTCGCAGGGTGTTACCGAACAGTAGCAACTCGCCAGTCTCGCCAGCCGCCGCAAGCTGGACTTCGCTGATTCCCCAGATGGCAGCCGTTATCTGATTGACTTCATATCTAGCATCGTCGCTGAGAGTCATCGCACCACCGGCGTTATCAGTGACGGTAAAGTGACCGCGTATTGCGATGACTCCACCGGTGCAACTGGCGGCAATGATTATCTGGCCATGGCCTTCCAAGCTCATGGCATCATCCCCAGCCGTACCCATATTCCTGACTTCAACCCCACCAGAATAATGCCGTAGATTCAATTGCGTATCGGCAGCAGCACCGAAGTCAATAACAGGCGATCCAGTTCCAGCCACGGCACTAAGACAATTGTCAAATACATACGGCCCAGCACTCAAAAGCGTTAACACATCCGTTAGTCCGCAAGTATTAAACACGCACCTAGTCAGACTCAAAGCGAGAAGTCTACAGGCCCGGAATCTAGCATCCAGCCCAGCACCCGTTCCATGAACCGTAGCACCTTCAACAAACGCATTGGCGATGGATTGGCCGTTCAAATCCAAATCATATTCGATGCCGATGATATGGAAGTTATCGCTGTTGCCTGTCAGGATGAGGCTGCTACCACCGGCAACTCTGAAGCGTTTGATTTTCAGCGCCGCAGATAGTGATAAAGCATTAGCCCAGGTCTTCACTGGGTTATCAGCAACTCCGTTGATAAATACCGTTGACCCGTCAACGCCATCAATCGTATCAATCCAAATAGCACCGTCGGCATATCCAACCGACCGATTGACGATAGCGTACCCAAGGATGATTTGGTCTGTGTAGAAATTCGCATTAGTCAAACCCGCAGCTGTGTAGAATCGGACTCGCACCTTGCCGAGATCCCCGCCAGTCCCTATGTGTTGCGCGAACATATTGTAGGTACTCAATTCATCAGATGGAGAATTCTTCCCCTCCAGCGTCCCAATTTGTTCCCACTGAGTATCACCCCAGTTGTAAGCTAACACGTCAAGGTCATCACCAGATCCTGATACTCGACCATCGAATGAGACAGTCGATGGAACGCCATCGGAAGGAATCAAAAACTCGTAATACATATCAATCTGACCACCGACATCAGCAATCTGCCAGTATATATCATCTAGTAACTGCGAATCGAGATACGTTCCAGAGACAACGTTGCCGATAGTGACTACGCTGTCAGAGTTGGCGACTGTATTCAACGCGGCACCGGTAACCACCGATTGCTGCCACGATCCAGCGCCGTGATCGGCGGTCAAATTTGTTTCAGTGTCGTCGATGAAAATCATATCCATCGTGGTACTAGCTACCAACGCTGGCGCGGTCACTTCGTACACAACGATCAAGTGTTTCGTGTTGGCGGAAAGATTTGTAATAGCAGTCAAGTCCAAACCTGGGTTTGCCGTATAGAGTCCATCCTGTATTGTTGACTCTGTCAGGGCAGATTGTAGAGTCGTCCAGCCAGCCGCCTTGAAAGTCATATCGTTGAAATCAAGCCAAGAATCTTCAACGTCACCGTCACGCACCGAGTACACGGCTGTAGCACCGGTCACAGGACCACTTTTGGAAAGGGTCAGGGTGATTGGGACTTCAGTCTCAGTTCTGATTGTATGAATCGTACTCATTGGCTTTATCCTTGGAAGCGCATTTCTCTGTTGAAATATGGGTACTGGGCCATGATGTGTTTGACGACGTCATCTGGTAATTTGCGCTTTGGTCTAACTTCCACCTTTCCAGTGGCATCGTCGTGCGGGAACTTGTTGTGATACAAGGGATCAATATCAGTCGCAGTTGACTGCACATTATCAAAATCGTAAGTGAATGTAGCAAGCTTGGCACCAAGCCCAATGTGTTGGAGCGTCTTGTCCGGATGCTTACACAGATTATCATAATCAACAAACAAGACGTTCTCTGCAGCTCTACGCTTCAAATCTTCAACAGCCAGAATCGACGCTCCGATGATCCCCTTGTTGCTGATCATGGTTGAAGCGCGTTCAGCCATCGTTCCAGGCATTGGTTGAAGCTCTGCCGTTTCTTCATCCCTGGCCTCAATGCTGGCAAATACATCAGCGGGGTTGCGATACACGCATACAATCAAACTTTCTGGATACAACCTGCGTAATAGCGCTGCCTGTGTAGACCATCCGCGCCCTTTATCAAAGACGCATCCTTTGTTCTGATTTTTATACCAGCCTTCAATCGTGCCGCGTTCTGCATCGATGATCCTGTTGTTATTGCCGTTGATCACTTCGCTTGTTATTTCTGGCTGAGTTGCCATGCCTTGGGCCAGCGCGGACACCATTTCGCAAACCGGGCTGGTGCTGGATGCGTGAACGTCTGGATGCTGATTGAGTATATTACAGAGGAGCGTGCTGCCCGATCTTGGCATTCCTGTTACAACATTAAGTTTCATTTAAATCCCCATTGCGTCTTCTAGTTCTTGGATAACATCTTTTTTATCATTCACCAATAGCAGCTGTTCTTCTTGAGTTGCCAGCATCGAAGCCTGCTGCTCGGCTTGCTGGTCACTGATCAATGTCAAAGTGCTTTCACGTTCACGATACTCAAGTGCTGCTACAATCAAAGCACGACGCGCGAAATCGGCAGCACTCTCGCCACCCAGCTTCTTTGCCTGATAAAACGGCGTCAAGTATGCCATTTCATCAGCTGAAAAATCAATCATAGTTGAATATGCCGCTGTTGGTAGCAGTCTAAAATGTCCCATTGTGCTCCTTATACGATTTTAACGCTGACGCCGTTTGACCTAATATAAACATAACCAGTGCCGGTGTGTTTCCAGATTGTGCCGTCACCAGGCGTTCCGATGGGGTTTGCTGATAAAAGTTTAATCCCATATCCCATCTGTAAGGAACCCGGAGTTGAGTTTGTTCCAGTGCCAAATTGAACTGAACCTAAACCACTAGCAATAATGTCCCCTGCTGAAGCATCACCTTGGGCAAAGGCTCCTTTGCCAGAAGCCATAACTCTGGAACCGGCGCTTTGTGAAACACCCTGAGCAAAAGAACCAATGCCAGACGCTTCAATTAGGCCGCCCACTCCCAATGCTTGCCCTTGGGCAAATGAGCCACTATTTGTTGATTTTATTTCACCACCAATAAACGAAAGCCCCTGAGCAAACGATCCAGAGCCACTTGCCTGTATCTTGCCACTCGTTCCAAACAGTATTGCCCCCTGAGCAAAACAGCCGAAGCTTGCCGCGATTATTTGTCCATTTGTCGATGCCCCTGCTGCGAAAGCTCCAGCCTGGTATGCCGCAATTCTTGTCTTAGCCCCAGCAATAATAGCAGAGTCAGCAAAGCCAAAGGCAAAAGAACCAGTAACCGATGCCAAGACTTCGGCATCGCCAGTATTAGCAGCACTTGCTATACCGGCGGCAAATGTTCCCAAGGCTGTTGCTGCTACCGTAGCATTTCCAGTGCTCGTTCCTTTTGCGTAACCAAGAGCAACCGCCCCATGCTCGGCAGAACTTACCAGGGAAGTGCTTATGCCGGTTGTTTTAGCAAAACCGGCAGCAAAGCCACCAGCCTTCAGGCACTTAACATAGGACTCGCCACCAGCGTCACCTGTTTCACAGAACCCAGATACAAAGCTAGGTGACGGGACAGTGAGATTGCCTAGTGTAATCTTTCCAGTACCAGGTCCAGTTATTGCTCCAGCAACGATCCCACCAGTTGTCCCGGCATCAAGAATCTCTACAGTGCCAGGTGCCTCAATGTGCCCAAATATCGCTTGGCGAGCATGGGATCTTTTGAACTTAAAGGCTTCGCTGCCTAAATCAAATCCTACACCAAAACCACCAGCTACGTTTGGTATAGCAGGAGCACCTATCGCATTCAATCCATTCTTAGAACTGAACATCACTTCATCGGCAGCATTCAAAGTTTCAAATATTGCTTCGACGCCAGCAGTACCGTCTTTGAATGTAACCGCTTTGCGCGTAGCGTCCGTGACGATCTCGGGCACCGCGCCATCCAGCGAGAGCTCATAAGCTTGCTGTAGAGTTGTATTGGCGCCACCAGCACCAGCAGCAATCGCAAAAGCAATGTCAACGAATTTGGCCTGGGATGGGTCACTAAGATCAGTAGCACCTTCTTGCACTATCAGGGCAGTGGTAAACGTGCCTTGCGCAAATATTGGATCCAAGATAGGCGATTCTGTGAAGATGGCAGCCTCGGCTGCGAGCATAGAATTGTAAACAACTTGCCCATACGATATTGTAGTGTTAACGGCTTGGCCAAAGAAGTAAAGGCGCTGAATAGTCCAATCGTTGTTAGGCACCGCGCCCAACCCGCCGTCACCATCGTCGTATTGATTCGGATCAATATCAGTCTGCCCAGGCGCAGGCGTGAATCCACCAATACCATCCTGGTAGTAGTAAGTGAAATCAGGCACCGGTGATTGTGCGTCGTTTGTTTTGATCGTTGGGTTTTCTGTATCGTTATTACGGTTGATGAACGGCAGCGTTGTCGTGCCAACAGTTTTGTCAACGGTCAGATTTACACCATTGGCAAAATAGTCATTAAGGCTGTTGATAGGGCCCAGCACGTCAATGTAGTCCAATATGGCATCGGGCACTTGATATGCTGGGACGCTGCTTCCGGCGACTGAATCAATTTGCAACCCATCACTATGGATCAAGGATTGTAGGCCAATGTGAACACGAAAATCACTGCGCGCCGGTAGAGCACCAGACTCTTTGTGTAGGGTGCCACCCACCTCAACGTGGACAGTTGTAAATATAGCGGCCATGATCGGGATGGATTCGCCTATCTTCGCATCCCAAGAAACTAATGTTCTTGTGGGATTGGCTGGGTCGGACCAATCTACGATGACACCGGTGCCGGCTGCCACGTCAAATTTTGTAGGATCAACGTTGATGGTAATCTCGCCACCAGTAAGCAGCCCTGATTTCAGGTTATGCTCTGGTTGGATCGGACCATCTAAAGTTATCGCACCCATAATATCTCCAATGAGTCAGCCCTGCGCTAGCAGGGCAGACTCAAGCTGAATCACTTCGCTACTGGCTTCACCGGATTCACCGGAGGCTTCACCGGAGGCTTCACAGGAGGCTTCGGATCGCCAACTGGCGCACTTCCACCACTGTTGCCTTCAGGCACAGCGTTGGGCTTATCCGCCCAACCAGCTTTTCGCATGTCGCTCATCTGATGAAGATCGACATCACAGCTGTTTCCCTCTTTGTACATTTTCATAACTTACAGTTCTCCATTGCCTTTTGCGATACTCAGGGAATGGCGCCACTCGACGCCATCCCCGTCATATCAGTTCCTGCTAGAACTCACGCAGGTTAACGATGCGGCGTGCATCGTAAGCCTTCGCACCCAACAGACAATCGATGGACAGCACCTCTTTCTTGAGCTGAATATCGTATGCCTGGACCAGTCGCAGGCTGAATCCATTGCTGGATACAACCGAACTGATGGCGTTGGATGGTTTGTCGAGCAAGGGCATCGCGAGTGCGATTGCGTTGCTGTCGAGGATTGACCCAACGTAATTGCCAGCAGCACCACCGGAACCGATGGTTGTGATTGCAGCACCGTCAGGAATGATCTGATCGATGGGCTCGGTGAGCAGAATGCTCGTGCCGGTCGCGGCCAACTGAGTGGACACAACCAACGGACGACGAACACCGGCAACCACGATACGGTCACCAGGCTCGAACTGGCCTGTGCTGGAATCCGTGGTCAGCACCGACAGACCAATCAGGTTGGTCGTTCCGGTGTTGTTCGTAACACCGACACCGCTGCCAGGGGTGTGAGCATCCACCGGCAGTTGGAGGCTGGCATAGAAGTTCATGCCCATGGCACGCCCCAGCTTGGCTTCCTGGAATACCGTTTGGCCTTCCTCGCCACGTGCGTTGTACTGATTGAAGTACGTCGCACCAAGCAACTCGGCTTCCAGCGTGTCGTTCACCAAACAGAATCGACCTTGAACGTCGAGTTGCTGGTTGTTGGCAGCCTTGCGGGACAATGCCATGTCTGCAGCGGTCGCATACATGTCATCGGACCGATACAACCCAGTGCCTTCCAGCACTTTGGTACCGACATGCTCGTCGATTTCCACTGCCAGTCGATACAAGGCAGGCTTGAGGACTTCATCGGAGAATCCGTCAAAGTTCAATGCCAATTCCTTCGCATTGAGTTCAATCGACACGTCCAAGTGTCGCTCAATGGTGAAGTCACGCTGCGAAGCGCGGATGTCTTGGATCGTGATTGGCGTGCCAGGCGTGAAGTCATTCACGGTGAAATCGCCGTACTGCTTGATGCGTACGGTATCACCAACGGCATAGCCATTCGGCTTCGTGTTGAAGTCCGAGGTTTTGTCCCGAGAGACGAGGTTGGAAAGCACCAACGCATCTTCCATATGCGATAGTGATTCTGCTGCGATCATGTCGATGTTGTGCCAGGTATTAGCCATTGAGATGGCCTCCTATTACTAAAAGTTCATTCCTCATCCAAAATAGATGAGGACAAAACCTAGATCGGGCCACCCGATTTTGATTGTCCAAGATTTACTCAACCAGCCACTGGCGATTACAGCAACCGGCCACCGGTCCACTATAATCAGAGTTTTTCTTGCTACATGCTATTTTTGAATCGAGCGCAGAGCCGATAACGGCAATGGGTTGGAGACAGCCACATGGCTGCCTCCACGTCTCGACTCCACGCTACTTCTTTGCTTTCCTTTCATTCTTTTCTTTCTTCAACTTCCGATACAAAGTTTGGTTGCCTTCGGATGCTGCTTTTTCCATTTGCGCTTCAATGTCGCTTCCGCCTCCACCGCCGCCACCTTCAGCACCGGCACCGACTGAGTCTGGCCAGTAGTGCGGGTACTTGGTTTGCAATTCCTTGATCATATCACCAGGAGTGAAGAGCCCACCAGCCTCGTTCTTGCGTAGAGTTTTGTCGGCATTGCGTGCTTCCAAAATTCCATCGGCATCAACGCCGAACACTTCACGAATGCGGCGCTTAATGTCGTCCATCGCCTCTGGGCGCGGTTTTGCTTCCAGGGCGACTGCTGCCGAATCAGTCGCATCATCAATTGCCTTTCCCACGGCGGTTTGTCGCAAACCGTCACGCTCTGTAGTAGCAGTACCAAGTTGAGTGGTCAAATCGGCGATTGTAGTCTCAAAGCCCAACCGCATTTTCTCGGTGTGCTTTGTGAGAACCTCGTCAAGCTTACCAGCCTTCAGAAGTGTAGCAGTCTCGTCTTCACTTGCTGCGGCGATCATTGCCCGGTACTCGGCAGCATCTACACCGTCAAATGCCTTCAGCTTGTCGGCCAGTGCTTGCTTCTCGCCAATCAAAGCATCGGTGTTCGTTTTCAAACCGGCAGTCGTAGCATCGACAGCGGTCTGAATCGCAGCAAGTACCAATGGATCTTTGAGATCAATGGCAGGTGGATTTCCACCGCCACCACCGCCACCTGGTGGATCTTTCTCTTCAAACAATTCCCCACGCACAAATCTATTGAACATTTTCTTCTCCCATTGTCTCAAAAATTTCAGGCTCGTCTGATTCCAGATCCTCTATCTGAACATCAGTGGTTTTCTTCATATCAAACCGTCCCAAACTCTCTCCGCTCATTACTCGCTGAGTCTGCTTAGCACCCAACAAATCCTCCAAAAAATCTTTGCCTTTCTGACCGCACTTGGCTTGTCTCGCCAAGAAATCATCGTATGCCGTCACGCCGCTGCCGCTATCATAATGGAAGTGCTACGGCAGCCCCAGTGGATTTCACCTGGGCCTTCTTCCCAAGCAAAATCGTGACCAATCGGCTCATGGTCCACAGTGTATTTCTGTCCGGCACGATCAAGACAAATATCAGTAGTAGCATTGTCCAAAACTGCATCCCAAATCAAATACGCAATGTTCTTGCCGTTCAATTTCTGAATCGCGTTGCTCGAAGTAGCAGATGCGTGATTCAACCCACCGCGTGTTAACGCTTGGGCGTTTGCTTTTGCTAACTTGAAAGTAGTCCTCTCCAATTGGGTCATGATCTCGGCCATTGACTGTCCATCACGCAATCCGCGCTTAATGGCAATCGTAACACGCTTCGAGTGATCCTTGGCCAACTTGCCCCACCAAGATGATATCGTGCGTCCATTATAGCTGGACCGTTTGAACACGTTCTTCAATTTGCTCAAAACCGGTGTCTTAATTTTCACTGCCTTGCCCAATTGGACTCGCAACGCCTTAGCGTGCCAAGCAGCTTCCACTTCGATCAGCTTACCAGCGCGAACTGTTTGTTTTGCTAGCATAGCAGAGTATTCTTCAGCATAGTGGCGCTGGACCATTTTGATAACGTGCCGTTCTTGCCGACTGCCAGAAGGGACTGTGCCGATGCGTCGCAGGCCAGCAGCAAGAGACCTATCGGCACCGCCGACAAGACTGCTGGCATTCCTAGCTTGGCTTTCGATATGGCGCAAAACGCGTGTTTGGCGTCGTGTATACATATCGGCAATTTGTTTACTGGTCGGCATCTTGTTTCCTAACAAGTCTCAAATTCGATATTGCATCAGCAATAAGTTCCGATGACAAATCAACAAGCTCGCGATCATCAAGATCATTGATCCGCTCAACAATATCGCCAAGCTCGCCAAGACCTTCGATCTCAAATTTGATCTCAAGCTTATTCGTCGCCATCTATTGGGTTCCCATCCTCGTCCAACTCGACCTCTTCATCACCCTCGGCAGGAACAACCGTCTTCTCACCATCATCAATCAGCTTTGGCTCGTTGTTCTCATTCTCAAGCTCTTCAATGATTTCCTCTTCAGTCTTTTCCGAATCAGGCAACATCCCAGCACGACGCAAATTCCATCGGTACTCGGCAAACGTAATGCCGCTGTTCGTCCAACTATCCATCAGTGCTGCCAGGGCAGGCGCATCAAGCGATATATCAGAGAACTCTTTTGAGCCACTGAACGAAACATCATCTTCATTTGCGCTGGTCCAATCAGCGGCAATTTTAAGAGCAGACGTGATTGCCTCTGAAGCTTGCTCGACCAATGAAGACAAGTTCGCACCGGATGCCGCTTGTCGTAATCGCAACGACTCGGCTGACTCGGCAACTTTCTTTGAAGAGCCAAGCAGGTTCGCACCATAATTGGCGGCCTCTTCAAAAAGTTTGTCGATGTGGGTCATTACATGTTGAAGCGCGCTGGTGTCCGTTTTTGTGTAGTCAACTTTTGACGCGACGTTACTGACACCGAGCACAACTTGCGAACCAACAACCTGTGGTACTTGGTCCTTCTCGACGCCTGTGATATAGAGCATCGGGTTACAAGACATGAATTCGCTGGCTGCTAAGTCAGCAGACCGCATGTAAATTTGAAGAGCGCAGTTTGCGATACCAGACATTGGGACAATGTCAGGATCAGGCGTGTTCTTCAAACTTCCAGCAATAACCATCGGGATGTAATCAAGGGTCTTGCCCTGAATTGATGGTTCAACAACATCGCCGGTTTGCTCACACTCGACATAAACAGCCGTTTCATACTTACCATCTTTAATACGAACAACGCGATGCTTCAACTCGTCAGTGTGATCGAATTCATCCTCAGCCAACATCTGCTCTGTAAGGACACCAAGGGACAATTTCTTTTTGTTATTTACAACTGTCTCTTTCCAGTTGATAAAGTCTTCAGCCAAATACACTGCTATATAAGGCTTATTCGTGGTAGGGTCCACGTCAACTAGCATAATGCATCGACCGGTCTGAATGATCTCGCTCAAGACGGTGCTATACAACTCCGTCAAAGACAATCCGTCATTGGTTGCCTCGTTCTCCATGTGCTCCAGGCTTGAAGGAAGATTGAACTCTGGCTCTTCATTCAACGCAATCCCAAGCAGGCCGCGCAACGTAGCAGCGACCATATCTGGAACGTGTGCGCGTTGAAGGTATGATCGGTAAGCTGGATTGGAGTGCCACCATGGCGCTGACTCAACACTGCTCGTGTATAGACCACCATCTAGTTGTTGATCACCCGTTATATCTGGCGCTGGAGTTTTCGCAGTGGCCATTGAAGACGGCATCGGCAAGTACGCGATGTTTGCGCGCTTGACAGACTTTACCCCATCAAGAAAATCACGTACCAGTCGCCATTCCCATAGTGATGCTGTATATAGAGGGTGAGTTGATTCAACCGTCATTAATGTAGCCCCACTACCGAGGTGGTTGTTGCCACCGGTTTTGTAATCGAGAATTCATACGCAATTGGGTAACCAAACGCGTCATTAACGTCATCCCACTTGCCCTCACCCTTTTCAGGCTGACCGTTCTTGTCATAGACTTGTTGTTCTAGCCCGGCAACTAAATTCGGGCACATCGAAGCATTTACAAACAAACCACGCTCGCCTTTGCCATTACAGAACTTGGCGTTGACCGACATGATGCGATCTTTGACCAATGGGTTCGTTTCATTCTTCCGAATCAAAAATCCAGCAGTCCTGAGCAGCGACATATCGGTCTCAGTAGCATTCACTGATTTTCGATTCTGACCAGTCGCATCTGGATAAACCATGATCTGATTCTTTGGATAACGCTCTTGGAGAATTTGGATTGTCTCAGGCGTATCAAACGAATCAATAATTTCATCAACGGCATGCCAACCATCTTCACGCGGCACATAAATAACAGCACATCCACGCTGAACGTTGAAGTCCATCCCAACTCGCAGTGTCTCGTTGCCTTCAACGATTTCTTTGGAGCCGCTGGCTTTGCGATCATAACTCTTGTAAACTTTTCCAGCGGTCAGGTTGACGAATTTGCCTTCTATATAAGCCTCAACCAATTCCTTGGTATACGAGGCACGCAAAGCATCAACATACTCGCTACCAACATGCGGATTGGAGTATGTCGGTGCGCGATAGACTCTGTAATCAGGTGTAGTATTCAATTCCCACCGCTTGTAGCAAAAACGGAATCCTTCAGGTGTCGTATATGCAGACACCTTGTTTTGCTCGCGAACCATTTCCTGATTGCCATCGTGATTTTCAAAATACTGGATCTCACCGTCTTCATCCAAGATCGGCATCTTTTGGCGATTACGAGCAATGATTTTGTTCCATGCCTCTTCAGCTTTCTTCTGAGGCAGCGTATCAAGCTCATCGATGTGAGATCGAAAAACTTCATACGCAATAATGCGTTCTGGCCGATCCAATGATCGCATGATGATTTTGCCGTATCCGTGTACTCTGAAAATGTACTCTGATTTGTTGTAACTAAACTTCATCCCCATTACGATCAAGTATTCTTCAATGCGCGGCATAAGCGACAAGCGCAACAAATCGTATGTTGGGGAATACACTGCTATATTAGCACCAGGGAAGTGTTCCAAGTCCATCAACGTGTTCAGGATCAAGACCTCCGTCTTGCCCGAACCAAACCCGCCACAGAAAAGTTTAAACTTTCCCTCGCCAACAAAGAACTCGGTTTGTGGTACGGTTAATGCAATTTCCAATGAAACAATGAACCTTTACAACACCAAAAAAAATCAACACCCATCCGGGACAATTATAGCCTATCTATACCTATAAGTAAAGGATTGTTTTTATATTTTGTTTTCAGAATGGACGATTGATGATTATAGAAACACAATGCCAGCAATGATGATTATCACTGCTATTACAGTGCAAATTTGATCAGCCATCACGTGCCTTGCTCTTCACTATTCACAATGTGACCGTCCTCAACCCGTCTATGCAATATATCAATGGAGCCAAGCATCAGCGCTGGCCACTCATCGCAAACATATATCCCGCCGGTACAACCATCATTGAATGTGTATGCTATCGCAGCACCGCGTATCTCACCAGTCTTTATTTGTTCGATGACTCGCTCAAGCATATCTACAATATCAAGCCTTGGCTTGATGTTTGGCATTGGCCTAAGATTATTTGAATCAGACATTTGGGACACTCCATTTAGCACCAGTCAGCAAATCCTCCGCCAACCACCCGTCATATTCTGACGGTAATTTCACACCAGCCCCATTCAGAAGCGTGAGTATGAGCGGGCTATCAGTTCCCCACATTTCAGTATCAGCGCCGATCATATACCGATTCTCATCTTTCAACACGCCATCAGGAACGGCCATGAAACCAATCACCATGTATATGGGTGTTCCTTTGCTAGTTTCACGATCAGTTTTTCTAAATAGCAATTGCCCTGCTACATTACCCATTTTCAACCTCTCGATATTGGCTGAGTGCTACCAGGAAAACCACCGGCAACACTAACATTGATTTCAGGATTCGCACCGCCCAATGCCATCTTGTTTTCTTGATACCACTCAATACGCTTCTTGGCGTATGGGACGAACACCCTCTGAGGCACATGCATATACCCATTATCAACGCCAATCAATTTAGCGGCAATAAGGAACTCCCAATCTTGATGATTGCGTCTGAATGCGACGATGGGCTCAAGACTGAGCTTTCGTGCTGCTATTACAGACTGTAACCACCAACCACCGAAATTCATTTTCTCGCAGCGCTTCACCTCCACCGCAAATGGCGGATAAATAACATCTGTGCCGCCAGACCGCACTTGCTCCAGATTACGTTCAGGATTTTTGCGTTCAGGATGTAAGTTCAGATGGTCCTTCATCCATCGACAGAATTCACGTTCACCACCGGCACCTTTGGCTCTTACATTGATCTTTCCCATCAACTTCCTTCCGTATCACGCTTGAAACGCATAATCGCATTTCCCATAGCCTTCATTTGGATATTCTGGCCAGCCAGGGCATCAACGCAGTCATCCGCATGCATCCAGTTAATTGCCTCTGTGGTAGCCGCCTCAACAATTGCCTCAAGACTCTCCACCAGGCCATCATCCAAGATGTACCCATGCGTATTCAACAACGCTTTGGTGATTGCTTCCTTTTTCATTTTACTACTCCCATTGCTATTTGGCTTTCTCTTTCTCAACATCAGCAAATTTGATTATCAAACGCTTGCCAGCTTCAGGTGTAACACTTCCAGCACCGATCAAGGATTCCAAGATCGTCAACGCAATTTCCTTGACCTCCTTGGCTGGTGTTTGACTGTCTTCAAGTCGATGAAGCAGCGAGCCAATTACATTACCAAGCAACCAGTCATTTGTTGACTTGTGGATTAGCTTTAAGCCAGTCTTTTGATCGTCTGTTAGCTCAGCACCGTGATACGCTACGCAGGCAGACTCAAAGTCACAACCAATAGCCATCTGTTGGAAGTAGACCAACATGTCGGCACAAGCGAAGTGCCTCTTTGTAATTTCAGGTACATTACCAAATCCAGCGTCAACATACAAATCAACGGACTTTGCTATCGCAATAGCAAACTGTGTAGGCAAGACGCGATTGACTATTGTCATTTCAAACTCCCAACTCAAAAAATTTTTGTTTCAAAATCCATACCTACACTATACCTACATCTTACCTACTACCTTACCTACACTAACTATATAGAACTACTGGGTTTTTCGTCTTTATCTGGTAAGTAGGTAAGCTACCCCTCGCCATAGACACCAACACCAACCATATCCATACGAGAAACAATTTTCCCACCCCATCAACCGCCACGATTGTCTCCACTATACTAGCTCCAATCAACACACCAACTCACGAACACCCACATTGACGCCCTCTCGCCCTACCCCTTACCTACTAGGCCCGAAAAGCCGAAAAACCCAGTAAAAACAGGCACTTAGAGTAGGTAAGAAGTAGGTATAGAGTAGGTATGATGTAGGTATACACCCCCCATGTAGGTAAGCAAAAATCCAACATTCTTAGTAATATATCAATCAAGATGCATTTCCCTCATCCAATAACACCCTCATATCGTCAGTAATGCGATAAGCAACTTTGACTCTCTTGGCTAATGCCAAATCAGCAGGGCCACACTTTACAATCAATCCAGTGTTGACCATATACTCAACCGTTTTTTGTATTCCCGTTTTAGGATTGCTTGCCCTTTCTGGATCATCAGCCATTTGCTTCACCGCTTCATTATTCTTGATGGCATGGGTCAAATTTGAGAAAGTGAAAATACCCTTGCCCCGCAGTGCCTTCGGGACTGCTTTTGTACGGTCTTTGTATTTGTTGTTTATGATCCTGGAAATTGCCGGGCCAACAATGCCCTTAATAACAGCGAGCATATCATCAGAGCTACCTTGCGTCACAGTATCTTCGATGAACTCGATCTCATCACGTATTGCGGTTTGCGCCCAATCATATTCTTCCTGCTCAATATCATTAGAGCCATTAAACAAGGAGCAGATTGCTGAGATTTTGATGATCTTGATGAATGCCCTGCTAGTCAGCGCCCTACGCAATTGATCATCGGCATGCTTGTATTTGTTTTCTAAATCAGTCCAGTGATTTGAGTCAGCTTGGATACTTATTCCAGATGTTCCGATTTTACAAACTTGCTTTGTATCACTTTCGACTCCTTGCCTTGGCTCGCAAAGCTTTACCAAATGGCGGATTGTTTCTACCACAGGCTGGCTGAATCCAGCACGTCTATCAATATTCAAGTATGCTTTATCACGCATGGAACGTATCATCCAAACGCGTGCTATTTCTCCTGACTGGGCAGCATCCTTGCTTTTAAGTTGCTTGATATACGACATAGGCGTAGAAACATGAGCAATGGTAAGAGACGGGCTTGGTATGGTTGGGACACTGTTTTCCTTGTTGCTATACTCTTCTCCGCCTGCAAATTTTCCAACACCGCTGGACGAGAAAATATCGAGCAGTACACGAGTGAGCCCTGCTTGATCACCCGCGCGGCTGGCTTGCATGAGACCGCTTTCTTCAAAGACGCAGACCCTGGACAATCCTTTCGACAACATATCGAACAAGGACTTGGGTCCAGTAAATCGTGAAGCACCTTTGAAGCTGATTCCCTTATCGAGTTTGCAAACGTCCATGAGCGCATAATTGATCGTGTCCTTTATGTTTGCTTTGCCTACGCCTGAATCAGCTAGCAGGGCAGTGTATAAATTGAGTCCAGTTCCCATGACGTTGTATTGGCGTCCAGCGATTCCAGCAATCAAGCTGAATGCTGCGATAATAGCAACTTCCTCGTTTGGATGCGGTGCCATTTCATAAATCTCTCTACAGAGTTGACCCATTAGACCAGGCGGATAGCCATAATCAGTATGCCTAATAGAATCGTCCACATCAGGTAACTCAACTACGGTATCGACTGGATTGTCTTTTACAAACTTTACACAATCCCTTACATTTGCTTCAAGATAGTCCTTGGCTGTCCTGGCCCGCCAGCGTGCATCCTGCACTGCCGACGAGTTCATCTTAGTCATTGCCATGCCGTATAGCAAAGGTTCGTCAGTTATGCCTTTGTTAACCCAATGGTTCAGTAACCAAATGATTGCGCCGTGGAAATTAGTACCATTTTCAATTGCTTCACTTGCCTCATCTGCGTTTTTGAATTTCTTGTTCTTAGTTGGCTTGGAATTCACGCGATGAGGCGGTGCTTCGTGATCCGGTGGGAATGCTTCGCGGATTTGCTCCCATGGATATGGAATGTCTGAATCTATTTCAGTGGTTACTAGATGAGGGTCACTTTTGTGATGGTAGAACCCAGGCACCCGTAACACGCGAACCAAATCCTTCGCATTGCCGTCCATACCGTAGTTGTTACAAATCCCGTTCATCACCAGGGCCCACTCGTCCAAATCATCGGTCGTGGTAAGCCAGTAATAATGGTATTTGCCTGGTGAGCTATTTACTACAATATTGGGTGTGAGTTTGAAGTCTGTTCTCGGGCCATCGCGCTTGTTATCATCTTCTGCCCAGACAGCACGAATCTTGGTGACCATTTTGGAGGTACGATGACGCACCTTCCCATCAGGCCCCGTGCGATCCAGATTTCTATCTAGCTCGTTGACGCAGAAAAACGCACCATAATCTTTTTGGTTTGAGATTCCTAGTTCGGCCAAAATCTGTTCACGAGATTTATCATAACCCTCGTGATAATGCGTGAGCCGATGGTCTATCTTTTTGTCGTCTATCGCACAGTATACGTGCGACCCTGCAAATAGCGAAAGAAAATCTGTTGTTGACAAGACACCCTACCTATTTATGCTGCCCCCACAAAAAACAAAAATGAACGCAGCGTCTCAACCGGGGATCAATTCCGATTGAGACGCCACTTGACCTTGCGCCGGTGGGGCCGAACGCACTAGTCACGTTTATGAGTATAACGTACTTCGGTCGGAAAGTAAAGCTTTGTTTCTATTTATTTTTTATGGAAAATTTTTTGGTGCTGCTATACAAGTGCATTTATGAATACTGCTATATTGGTAACAATCATACATTTTGCTACGTTAGGTGTATTCAAAATTTTTCTAATAGACGTTAGAATTGTTTTTACTTATTTTCTGCCAGGGTATAGCGCTGCAACTAAAAATTCGTTATACTCTTCCGGTAAAGGCCAGCAAACGATACATACATTTTAAAGTTCAACGGGGGGCAACACGCAATGGGGCTAACAGTTGTTGATATTCTTGAGTGGAACATCGCAAAGAACAAGCTAGACAAATTCAAAGAGTTGGAAATGAGGCTGCGGCTTGAAGTCTGCGGCGAATTGTTCATTGGCAAGAAGCCAGGCAAATTCACAATCAAGAAAAACATCGAAGGGCTAGAAGTCAAAGCAGTCGCAACTGTAAATGTATCAGTAGACCCAAAGGGGCTTGAAGCCGTTTGGGACAATCTGACACCACTCGAAAAATCCTGTATCAGTCACAAGCCGAAACTGGTCCCAAAGCAGCTGAAGCAACTGTTAATTGACGATCCTAAGTCAAAGCTGTTTGAGTTGATTACATCCAAACCAGGTGCACCTACACTTACAATCATTGAAGAGGAATAATTGGGGCAAGGCCAGTCGCTTTTCTCAAAGGGCATCCTAGTGCCAGAGAGAGATAACAACGACGTCATCCATGGCCTTGCTCCTCCAATTCTTGGGGGAGGTTTTATGTTGTTCTTGATTTACAGTTTTGATAAGAGTAGGGGCAAGTATCCTTACAAAGTTGAAGAAGAGTTTGAAATGTTCATTCCAGAAATGGCCTCTGTGGAAATACGCACCGAGCATTTCAAAATCATATATGGACTGCTTACTGTGTATACGACGTATTCTTGGGATGGTCCATCCGGCCCAACATTCGACAAAACCAAGTGGTTGTTTAGATTCTACCGCGTTTTCATTCCTGCAAGTTTGCCGCACGACATCATATATCAGTGTCTGCGTGAAAACCTACTCAACTGGACGTACCGTTTGGTTGGTGACTTGTTAATCCGATCTTTGCTCTTGAAGGGCATGAACGGATTCAAGGGTGTATCCAAGTTCCGTGCCGGTTACATCTTCCGCGTGTTGCACATGTTTGGAGGTAAGTATGCCCGATAAGCCAATGGTTAGCAGTAGGGTCATGAAAATTCAGCGTAGGTTGGGTGAAATTCCAGACTTGCTTATCTACGATGAAGGCAGGAATTTTGAGGACATCATAACTGATCGTGATATGGGAAAAGTAATCATTGATGAATACTTCCCAAACGATTTGGTCTTCAAGGTTTATGTGATTTGCGAGGTTGACTCCAAGGGCGTGCTTCATTGCGGCGAAGAAGTTGCTGCTGAAGGGGATTGGTAATGGCCGATAACAATAAGCCAGTTCTCTTGCCGCACTTTTTCACGTTTGGAATGGGGCAGGGTTACGACAACTGCTACGTCAAAATCAATGCCATAAATCACATGGTCGCCCGCGAGGCAATGCATAGGCATTATGGAACTTGCTTTTGCTCGCAGTACGATGATGAAGAGCTTTTCCAAAAGCAACTTGACCGATACAGCATCACAATGTCCGAGGAAATCACCGTGAATACGACATGTCATAGTGATCGTCGCCAAGCACTTTTGGAGCGTGGGTATGAAAACTACGGTGGATTGTTGAATGGATGATTTCAATCACGCGGAAGCGTATTGCATGATGGAGTACGCCAGTGAGAACGGGCGGCAAATCGTCACAATCTGGAATACTCGTGATGGAGTGACTCCATTTGGAGTCCAGATCAACGGCGTTACAATGTTGCATCGAAACGTCTCAAAGGATCGCTTGGTATCACGCATGTATATGCCTGATCCTGGTGATTGGATTTTTGTAAGCTTTACACCAGAGAATTTCAAGGAGTTGATGACCGAGCGCGTTGACGAGAATCTGGAATATGCGTTGGAGATTTTTGGATCAACAAGAGAAGACGCAATTGAGAAGGTGTTTGAGAAAGAATGGCAAGAGGGCATGCCAAGACTAATCCAAGTAACACAGGATTGGTTTGATAATTTTTGTCCAAGAGGCGTGCACTAACAAAGCGATACAACAAAATAGGAGATAGGTGCAATGGGAAACCCTTACGACGATCAGCCAGATCCAATAGCCAACAGGCCAAGCAGGACAGAAGAAACAATTGACGATATTCTTTGCGTCGGAGACTTTGAGCGTTTTGATAACGTGAAGTGTATCGACAAAAACGGTCAGGCGGATGTTTTGTACTTCTACAACGTGGACTGCGAAAATTGGGAAGAAGTGTTGGAACAGCTTTTTATGCACTGGTACCCAAGAGACATCATTCGAGTGGAGACAACGGCATGACTCCTGAACAAGCCGGATACTCTACATTTGGTGTTGGTGCTAGGATTGCGAAGTGTGTCTCAGAAAGTGGCAAAACTCTGTCCGAATTGTCGAGGAATGCAGAAGTTGATCTTCGACAGATAAGACGATACGTTTGTCCAACAGACAGGCGACAGCCAAACATTGAGACACTAGCAAAATTAGCAGTAGCACTTGATGTAACCACGGATCACTTGCTAGGGATTGGAGACAGGGCATGAAGAAAAATCAAATTGCGTCGTGTGCTGCTATAATACTATCAATCACACACTTGCTATTGCTGTATTTTTATCACGAGGAATTTTATGAAAGTTTTTGTGAAACATACAGCCACTTCTGCGGGTGAAGGGAATAAACGATGACTGATCCTAAGTACACGATGGTAAATGAATTGGTTGCCGCTGCTAGGAAGGCAGGCGCTGAAAAGATGCGTGTTGATATTCTTGTTGGTATTGGCAAGTGTAAGCAGAAACAGAAAGATGACAGGGATGATGCCGCAGCAAAGCTCATCGTCGCCGAACAAAAGGTCTGTGAGAGCATCGCAAGAATTGAGTTTCATTCATTGTACCCTAACCAGGTGTATCATGGTCCGACGTGTACAGCATTCAGCTGTACCGAAACACCAATTATTGATGGCAAATGTAAGGGGCACGGCAATGGCTGATTATCCATGCGATGAAACAATGAGAGCAGTTTATGAAGAGGT